CAGTTGAGTAAGAATCTGGGGACCGCAACGGAGTATAAATTCGTCCAGCATGATGTGGGGGAAGGTTTTGGCAAGATTTTGGATGAGCTGGCGGCGGACAAGATAAGGAAGGGCGAGTTGCCGGAGATGATCGAGGGGGAGGTGGTGGTTGATCCGGAACCGGAACCGGAACCGGATCTGGAGGTTGAGCTGGAGGCGCCGAGAGAGGAGGACCCGCCGGATGCCGACGAGCCGCCGTGCGCGGCTCCTGGCCCTATATAGCCGGGATGCCGTAACGTTTGCGATGGATATGTTCGGCTCCTATCGGGATGCCGACGGCAGGCCGTTTACCCTTGACGAGTTTCAGAAGGAATACCTGACTGCGTTGGTGAGACATCAGCGGTTGGGGTTGCTCGCCTGCAAGGGGCCTGGCAAGAGCATGATCCTTGCCGTGGGCGGATTGTGGTTCATGTTCATCCACAAGGACTCCGAAGTGGTCTGTACCAGCATCACCGCCGATAATCTCAGGGATGGGTTGTGGAAGGAGTTGGGCAAGTGGATGCGGGTGAATCCGATTTTCGATCTTCTGTTTTCCAAGACCAATACCAGGATCGAACACCGCGAGAGAGGTGATTTGTGGTTTGCGTCCGCAAGGGCGTGGCCCAGGACCGGTGACGCCACACAGCAGGCCGATTCGATGGCGGGGATTCATGCGGATCGCGTAATGGCGATAATCGACGAGGCCGGCGGAGTTCCATTGAGTGTGCTTCATGCGCTTGAAGCGGTGCTGACGAGTGGCCCGGATTGCCGACTGGTTTTGGCAGGAAACCCGACCTCGACCGACGGGGCACTCTACCAGGCGTGCAAGGTCGAGCGGCATCTGTACTGGGTGAAGGAGATCGACAACGATCCGGATAACCCGAAGCGGTGCAAGAGGGCGGATCTGGGGTATGCGCAGAAGTTGATCGGGGAATACGGCAGGAATCATGACATCGTAAGGGTTAACGTGCTGGGGAAATTCCCGAGGACGGGTTCGGATAACCTGATAAGCGAGGAAGAGGTCGAAGAGGCGATGAGGCGGCATATCCCGCGTGACGAATGGGAGGACGCACAGAAGAGACTGGGAGCGGATATTGCCCGGTTCGGCGATGACGCTTCGGTGATCGCTCCGAGACAGGGGCGTGTGGCGTTTCACATGCGCGAACGGCGCGGATACCGCACAACCCAGATGGCTGCGGAGATCCTCGTGGCGAGAAACCGGTTTCAGAGCGAGATGGAATTTATTGATGCCGGAGGAGTCGGTGCCGGAGTCGTCGATGCGTATATCGCCCAGGGAGGTTCCCCCGTGCCCGTGGACTTCGGCGAGAAGGCGCTTGACTCGGAGATGTTCTACAACAGAAGGACCGAAATGTGGTGGCAAATGGCCGCATGGATCAAACGAGGCGCGGCGTTGCCTCCAGATCCGGAACTGAAACAGGATTTGACGAAAATCAAGCTGTTGCCGCCGGATGAGAAGGGCAGGATTCGGCTGGAGCCGAAGAAGGATTTCAAAAAACGCACCGGAAGAAGCCCCGACCACGGGGATGCCCTGGCACTGACGTTCGCGCTGCCCGAGATGCCGGCTGCCGGGACCGCCGGAGCAGGAGCAGGGAAAAATCGACGCGCCGGAAATAAAATCGGCAAGAGGGGTTGACTTGGGATTGGATAAAGTGATATGGTCCAAGAGGGAGTAATGTGGGTCCGACGTGCAACTGAGGGGGACTTGAATTGGCTCCTCGAAGAGTTGAAGAAGTTCGACCAATTCGCGGGTACCCGCTACAGCATGTTTCCCGAAAGCGAGGAGGACGCGAGGGGGAGATTGCTGAATCTCATCAGGGAACACGTCTTCCTCGTTGCCGAGCGAGCGAGCGAAAGAGTCGGATTCGTTGCCGGTTTCATTTTTCAGCACCACTTCAACAAAGACCTTCTCTGTTTGCAGGAGTGCTTCTGGTGGGTGATGCCGAAGTATCGCGGCTCGTCCGCAGGAATTCGCCTACTCGACGCCTTCAAACTTGCCGGAGAATCGCTGGAGGTGGACTGGATCTATTTCAGCATGTTGCCGAATACTCCGGCAAGCGATCGGGCACTTCTAAGGCGCGGGTTCAAGTTACAGGACAGGCTTTTTCTTCTGGAGGTGCCTCATGGCGACGACACTGATCGGTGCGGGATTGCTTCTGTCGGGAGCCGCCGCAGGCGTCTCAGCAGTCCAAGCCCGCAAACAGCGCAAGGAAGTGGAGAGCGAACAGAAGAAAGCGATCCGTCGGCAACGCCGGGAAGTCATGGAGCAGGAGGAGATGGCCCAGCGCCAGAGGGAACAGCAGATCGAAAGAAGGAAACTCATTTTCGCGGCGGGACAGCGCAGAGTGCAGAGACGCCGTGACGTACTGACGGGCCCGGGTGGCGAACCGCAGAGAAAAACCGCATTGGGGCTCTGACATGGTGGACATGGCAACAAAAGAGGAGATGGAGCTTCGACGCGACTTGGAGCGCATGTTCACCCAGCTCCAGCAGGAACGAACGTCCTTCGATGCGCATTGGCGGGACCTGAATGACTACATCCTGCCCAGGCGTGGCCGGTTTTTCATCCAAGATGTCAATGAAGGCGATCGCAGGACGTCGAATATCCTCGACTGCGCCGGAACGCTCGCGGCAAAGACCCTCATCGCCGGAATGATGGGCTCGATCACAAGCCCGTCGAAGGAATGGTTCCATGTGGACACCAGAGAGAGGTACCTGAAGGAAGACTTGGAAGTCCAAGTGTGGCTCGACGATGTGACGCAGATCCTCTCGGACATCTACCATAAGAGCAATTTCTACCAGTCCATGCAGATTCTTTATGGTGATTCCTCCACGTTCGGGACCGGGGCCATGTTCGTCGATCGTGACGATGAGGACATGGTGAATTTCTCGGTCTTCCCTGTGGGCAGTTACTACCTCAGTCGCGGCAAGGGTGGCAAGATCAACACGTTTGCCCGTGAATTCCGCATGACGGTGCGTGAAATCGTGGAAACGTTCGGGGATGAAGTATCAGATTACGTGATAGATCGGTATAAGAGGAAGCAATACGACGATTGGATCGACGTTCGGATGATGATTATGCCGAACAAGCAGTTCACCCCCGGGGGTCTGACGAGCAAGCCGTATACCGTCGTCTACTGGGAAACCGGAAACGCTTCGATGCAGGGCGGCACGTCGGTTTATTCTCCGCAGGTCAGCGGAGTGGCGGGGAAAATTCTTCGCATCGGCGGATACGATGTTTTCCCGGTTCTGGCGTTCCGTTGGAGCGTCACGGGCGAGGACATCTACGGAACGGACTGCCCCGGAATGACGGCGCTGCCGGATATCAAGCAGTTGCAGTCCATGGTGAGCAAGCTGGATCTGGCTCTGGAGAAGATGATCGACCCGACGCTTGTGGGACCGAGCATCCTCAAGCGTCTCGGTGTCACCCAGATGCCCGGAGAGACCAATTTCATTGACGAGTTGACCGGCCGGCCTGGGCTTCGTCCGCTTCACGAGGTCGACCCCCGCGTGGCCGAGGTGGTCGCCAGGATCAACCAGCTCGTCAACCGAATCAACAATGTCTACCACGTTCCGCTGTTCATGGGAACGACGTACTCTGACAGGCGGGAAGTCACGGCCCGGGAGATCGACGAGCGACACGAAGAGAAGCTCATGGCTCTCGGCACCGTCTTGGACCGGCTCAACACGGACGTCTTGGACCCGTTGATTGACATTACGTTCGAGTACGCCCTGAAAGCCGGGAAGATCCCGCCTCCTCCTCCGGTGCTGGCCGGACGGGATCTGAAGGTGGAGTACATTTCCATCATGGCCCAGGCACAGAAGGCAGGACACCTCAACAGCTTCGAGAGGTATCTGAACTTCATCGGTGCGGTGGCGAAGACCAATGAGAATCCCGAGGCGCTTGACACCGTGGATTGGGACAAACTTCTCAGGGAGTACGCCGACATCATCGGCTTGCCGCCGTCGGCGTTGCGTTCGCAGGACGATGTTGATGCGATCCGCACTGACAGACAACAGGCGATTGCCGCACGGCAACAGATGGAGATGCTGGAGCAGGGTGCCAGGGCCACGAGGGACGCGGCCCAAGCTCCGATGGATGAGGATAATGCGCTGACGCGGGCACTTGCCGCGGCGCAGGAAAGGGCGGCGGGTGCTGCGTGATTCAAAGCGCGGGAAAAACGGCGAAACTGAAAATTGCCGACAAGCAATTCGACCGTGACCTGCGTGCGGCACTCGGAAACGTCGAGATGCGCAGAATCCTCTGGTGGGTGATGGAATCTCCGGAGATGGCGGACGTCCACGGGATTCCGATGGAGACGAACGCCTCGGTTTATTTCTCGAACGGTCGGAAATTCGTCGGCATGGTGCTCAGGCAGACCATCGACCTCGTGGACCCACAAGCACTCCTGCTGATGCAGCAGGAAGCGAAAAATCTTGAGAAGATCAACGTGAGTGGAAATCTTTTGGTGGACGGAAAAATTCTACCCGATGAAATTGAAAGGAGCATGTCGTGACAGAAACTCAGGGACAACCAGCGGCCCCAGCGGTAGCTCAGGGTAACACCGAACCTCCGCAGGCTGGAGCGACTGCGCCGACAACGGCACCTGCCTCAACTCCCCCGGAAGGAACATCACCTTCGACGCCATCTACAGCCGGGCTTGGGGAAGGAACGCCTGCGTCGAGCGGAGAGCCTCAGCCGCCACAGCAACCGGCGGTCCCCGAAAAGTATGAACTGGCGATTCCTGAAGGATCACAGTTGGGCCAGGATGCCTTGGATCGGATTGCGGAAACCGCGAAGGAACGCAAGCTGACCCAGGAACAGGCGCAACAGTTGGTTCAGGATGAGTCGGATTACGCGAAACGCTCCATTGAGGCATTCAACGAGACCACGATGCGGTGGCTGGAGGAGGCGAAAGCCGATCCCGACATCGGGGGCGCCAAATTTGACGCCACGATGGCTCGCGGAAATGCCGTTCTTGACCGCTTTGCGGACCCGGAGTTCAAGCAGACCCTCATCGACAGTGGCTTGAACCGTCACGTTGGACTGATCCGGATGTTCAACCGAATCGGCGAAGCCATGGAGGTTGACCAGGCGGCCCGGAGGGTCGTCAGTGCTCCTCCCGTCCCGAGGACTCCCGAGAAAACCGGAGCGCAAAGCATGTTTCCGAACTCAAACATGAACCCATAGGAGGGTTGAACCATGGCAGTCGTAGGAGAATCGAACCTGACCCTCTTGGATATTGCCAAGAGAACCGACCCCAACGGGAATGCCGCAGACATTGCTGAACTGCTCGCGCAGACCAATGACATCATCGGCGATATTCCGTGGCAGGAAGCGAACGAGATGACGGGACACCGGATGACCGTTCGCGCCAGCCTGCCGACGACCTACTGGAGACAACTCAACCAGGCGGTTGCACCGTCGAAAAGCACGACCGCGCAGATCACCGAAGGAATCGGCAATCAGGAAGCCTACTCCGTGATCGACGTGGACGTTGCGGAACTCAACGGCAACTCCGCCGAGTGGCGCAAGACGGAAATCATGCCCTTCATCGAGAAGATGGGGCAGGAATTCACCCGCGTTGCCATTTACGGCAACTCCGGCGTGAATCCCGAGCAGTTCCACGGTCTTGCGAACCGCTACGACAACCTCTCTTCGCAGAACGTCCTGACCGGGGGCGGCTCCGGCTCGGACAACTCCTCGATCTGGCTGATCGCTTGGAAGAAGGGTCTCTGCCACGGGATCTACCCGAAGGGCTCCGTTGCGGGTCTTCGGCACAAGGATCTCGGAGACAAGTTGATCCAAGGTTCCACCGGAATCAGCGGGAGTCTGCTTCAGGCTTACGTTGACCACTTCCAGTGGAAGGCGGGGCTTGCGATCAAGGACTGGCGTCAGGTCGTCCGGGGTTGCAACATCGACATCTCGAACCTCGTGGGTGAAACCAGCGCCGCGGTGTTGCAGAAGCTCATGTACAAGATGATCTTCCGGCTTCCGGACGGGGCGTTGCAGACGAGCAAGGCCGTGTTCTACATGAACCGGACGGTCTTCCAGATGCTCGGCATCCAGCGTCGTGCCGACGTGGTTTCCGGCGGAGGTCTGAACTTCGAGAACGTGGACGGGAAGATCCAGGCGGACTTCATGGGTATCCCGATTCGCCTCGTGGACCAGATCACCAACACCGAAGCCACGGTGTCGTAGTCCGTTTTTCTGGCTGACATTCAGGAGCAAACAGATGATTCTTGATAGCGAAGGACTCTTCAGCGATGCACAGGATCTCGCCGGCATCTCGGCGGCCACCGCATCGACGAATTACATCGACATGACCGCGACCGAGCGGCAGGTCGGCACAGGAGAACCCGTCAAGATTTTCGCCAACGTTGACACCGCGATGACGGCTTCGGCCATCACCATCACCATCAAGGTGGAAGTGGATGACAACACGAGCTTCAGCTCGGCGAAGACCCTTGCCACGTTCCCCGTGTTCTCCGGCGCCGCGGGTGTTCCTGCCGGAACGATCAAGTACGTCACCCTCCCGGGAGGTGCCGAGGCGACCGAAAGGTACATGCGCCTCACGTACACCCCGTCTGCGGGGTTGACGACCGGAGCGTTCACGGCCGGCATCATCCACGACGAGGACGGTCAGCGTCAGTTGCCCAGTGGTTTTGCGATCTCTGGTTCCTAATCAGGAGGTGACTTGTGAAGGTACGGGCCATTCAAAGCGGGTTCATTTACGGGCTTTATCGGTATCCGGGGAGCGTCTTCGAACTTAAACTTGACGAAGACTTCTCGGAAAACTGGATGGAGAAAGTGGGCGACAACGAACCGATCATCATGACACAGCCTGCTCCTCCGACTCCCGATGATGCCCTGAAGCAAAATGTTCCGATGGTTGTAGCGAAACCATCCCCTTCGGTTGCCGAACTGGAGCGCCTGTCTGTTGCGAACACGCCGCGGTACGAGCCTGTTCCGGGCTCTGATCCGGTTGTCGAGCAACCTGAGAAGGAGGAAACGGAACAGGAACCTGCCCCCGATGGTCCGCCTTCCGGGGACCGGCAGATGATCTGAGCGACAACGGGGCCGGGGGAAACCCCGGCCCTGCTTTTTAAGGAGACCGGAGATGGTTATGGAAGGAGCATTGAGCCGGACTTACGTTGTCACTGACGGTATGCAGGCGACGACGAGTGGTGTCTCCGGCACGGCGACGTTTGACAACACCAAGCCCGCACTTCATATGGAAGTGATGGCGTCTGCTACTCCCATTGAGAAGCAGATCATTCCTGAGAAGTTGAGCATGTTCATTGTCGGCACGGCGCCGGCAGGTGCGGTGAAGATTTATCTCATCAAGGACACGAAACTCAGACATTCTTCGGGTGGCACCAGAATCACGCCTGTAACCGGAATTGCCTCGGCAACCGGCGTGGGCAAGGCCCCCAACGATGCGCTGATTTTCCGGATGTCGAAACCCGGAAGCCAGATCACGTTGAACGCATCGACGACGGACAAGTTGGTTCAGACGATTCTCCTCCCTGGAGGAACGGAGGGCCTTGGGTTTGACTTCCATTTCGATGACAATTTCACGATCCAGAAAAGTAGCAGTCTTGGCGTTTTCGTTGTTGCTGCTGGTGGCGTGAATGTCCGCATTACCCTGTGGTATCGGGAAGAACCGACGGGCGACAACTAGGCAGGGTGCTATATGCCTGAGAAATGGCTAAAAGTTGACAACGGTACGCGATACCCCGGCCTTGTTCTGGAGGTCCGTGATTCCCTTCCGAAGGAATGGGGAAGTCGCGCCGCGTTTCGGTGGATCAGGGCTGAAGTCACCGAGCAGCAGATCGCCGAAATCAGGATGTGGAAGTTGCTTCTTTCCGACAACGCATGGACGGCGGAACAGCTTTCTCAATTCGAGAAAAACAGGATCGTCCATGAAAGCTTCCGTGTAAAGGTACGCGATGAAATCGACCGACGATCCCTTCAGGAACCGGAAAAGCCGATAGCCGCCATCATTACCGAGGTAGGCCGGGATCTGGAGGCCGTCGGGCAGTTGGATTACCAAAAAGACGGTGGACTGATTGAACCCGAAAAGCTGGTTGACATCGGCGCCCACCTTATGCCTTCTCCGAAATTGGTTTGGAAACCCGAGCCGATAGATCCGGAGTCAGAGGGCTTGGAGGCAATCCGTTAATGGCCGCAACCTATACAGTCGGGACGGATAAAACCTACGCAACCATTCAGGATGCCGTTGACGCCATTCCCGGCGATCTGTCAGGGCAGGGTATTCAGAGGGTTGAGGTATACGCGGGGGGTGTGGCGGTTGGGGATGGCTACGAATACCGGGAACAGGTGGACGCCCTGACCGGGTTTTCCAACTGGGGATCATCCGATTATATTCGTTTTGTGGCAATGGTTTCCCATACCGGGCAAAGGGCAAAGGGAATAATAATCATTCCAACCCCGACAGGGACAAGCCGGTTTTCCTGTATTGAACTATGCCCATATACCAGACTAGAAGGGTTTTGTGTCACCGCAAATGGAAGCCACACTGGAAACTTTCAGGGAATCCGGGCTTATGATGCTTCCGTTGCGCGATATGTAATAATCGATTCCTGTATTGTTTATGATTTGGACGCCACTACCTTTTGTTATGGGATGATTATTGGCGGAGGGAGTACAGTCAAAAATTGTGCCGTGCTGAACATTACGGGTGGGTCTTCCAGAAATACGGGCCTTTATCTCTACGGGATCACGGATGATGTGTTGGTTTATTTTACAACTGTCTTGAATACTGAAGAATTCGGATTCTTTGGAGCAGGCTTTGGGGTCACTATAAAGAACTGCATTTCTGCGGATTGCACATCGAGTGATTTTAATTTGTTTTCCGGGACCTTTACCGTAACCTATTCCATTTCTTCTGACGCGACTGCGGACGATTGGGGAGGAAGCGGAAACCAAATCAACAAAGACCCGGACTCAGATATTAAATTCACCAATACGACCGCCGGAAGCGAGGACATCCACCTGCAAGACGCAGACTCCGTTGCATATGCCGCAGGGGTGGCCGTTGCCGGAGTAACGACAGACATTGACGGAGACACGCGGGCCGATCCGCCTTGTATTGGGGCTGATGAGTTTGTTCCAACTGCAATCTTTTTCGGTAATGCCAGTATTGGTTTTGAGCGGCACCTTGAGGGGCCAAGCATCCAAGTGAACGGCCTAAAGCCCATTCAGCTCGTCAGTATGGGATCGAGGTGTGACTAGCGACATGCAAATCGAGGCAGAACTTACTAGGTTGTGAGGTAAGTTATGAATGGTCCAGTCGTAATAATTCACGGAAACCCGAATCCAAGAAGAATAGGCGATGTCCCGGCAGGGAATTACACGGAATTCCTTGACGATGGCACGATAATTCTTCACGGGACCGCTCGGGTTACGAAGCGGCTGTGGATTCCCGCGAATGCCGTTTCTGCCATAGGCGCAATCGCGGCAACGAAAACTCTCAACGGCAACGGCTATATCGTCTATTCCTTTGCCGACAACGTGGATCGAAATGTCCAGGCAGATATCATTCTTCCAGATGATCTAGACAGGAGCGCCGATTGTGTTCTTTGTATGGGGTGGAGTTCTCCGGCAACGAGCAAGGTGGCTGTGATCGACATGACCTATCTCATCACAGCTCCGGACGACTTGACCGATCAGGCCGGGACGGCTGATACCGGGAATCTACTGGATTCTTCGTCAACCGCTGATGGCCTTGTCTTGAGTGAAGTCGTCACCATCGCGGGGGGCACTATCGCCGCCGATGAAATCTGCCTGCACTTGCAAATTGAGCGGGACGGAAATAATGGAGCCGATACGCTGGGAGACATCCTTGAACTGCATGGAATCGCGCTGAAATATGTGGCGAATCGACTTGGAGAGGATCTATAGGAGGGGCACCGATGGACGAAAGATTTTTCAACGAGAAGTTCGACAAGGTTCATGAATCCATCGGCAAGATCAGCCAAGACTTGCTCAGACAGAAGATCGAGGAGCGTGAGCGCACCGATGAGATCATGACGACCCATGAAAAGGAAATGCACAAGCCAGAGCACAATCCTGTCGTGGTCATGCAGAAGGCCGTAAAGGATCATGAAGAAAAAAGACACAACATCTATAAACTGGTTGCGTTGATCGGCGGGATCGTTGGGATCATCGCCGCGATTTATGGTTTCCTTAACGGAGGTGTCTGATGGATGAAAAGAAGGGCCTGAAGGGCCTTCTGGATTCCAAGAAGTTCTGGATCTTCCTTATTGGCTTGGTCACGGAAGTTGTCATTGCACTGGATGTTCTCGGCATTCCCGCTGAGAATGTGGAAACTCTGATGGTGACCCTTGCCTCGATCACGGGCGTTGGCTGTATCGGTCAAGGTATTGCCGACCACGGCAAGGAGAAGGCCAAGGTCGAGAATGGAGGAAAAAAGAAATGAGACAGGTAATCATTCTTTCCGTTCTCTTGGCGATGCTCGGTGGCTGTGCGTGGGGTGGACAACACCGCAAGCTCAAGCAGGAGGAGCAGTCCCTTCAAGCGGTTATTGACGACCCTGAAACGACTGCCGATGACAAGGAGAAAGCCGAGGTCCGACTGGTCGAAGTCAGAAAAGAAATCAAGGACTTGGAAGACAAGATGGACACGGCTGGCGATGTTAGTGGTGTCCTGAAGGCTCTCCTCATTCTCGGTGGAAGTCTTGCTGGTGTTGGTGGTGCCGCCGTCGTCGCTACGAAGGTAGTGGACAAACTGACTCCGAAAAAGGAGGCGTAATGCCGGCAAAAACACGAAAGCAGCAACGGTTCTTCGGTGCGGAGATCGGACGCAAGAAGGCTGGGAAGAAAACCAAGACCGGCCTTCCGATGCGCAAGCTGAAGGAGATGGCGAGAGGCCCGAAAAAGAAAAAGAGGTGACGCATGGCGAGCGAAGTCGAGATTTACAATCTGGCCTTGGGGCACGTCGGCAACAGCACGGTGATCGTGGATGCCGACGAGCAATCCAACGAGGCCAACCTCTGTCGTCGCTTCTACGCGACGGCCAGGGATATTGTTCTTCGCAAATACCCTTGGTCGTTCTGCACGTCCGTCTTCACGCTCGGACTCATCGAGGAGGACCCTACCGAGGAATGGGCGTACTCTTACAAATATCCGGCGAATGCGCTCCTGATACGCAAACTTCTCAGTGGCGTTCGCAAGGATAACCCCGGCTCGTTTATCAAGTACGTCGTAGCGCGGGGTTCGACCGGAAGGGTGATTTACACCGACCTTGAGGATGCTCAGGCGGAAATCACTTGGGCCGAGACGGATACTGGCAGATTCCCCATCGACTTCACTCTTGCCATTTCTTACCGGCTTGCCATGTTCATCATGCGCACGTTGGGCGAAGGTGATCCGTGGAAGATAAAACAGGACCTTGTGGTGGAGTACGAGCGGGCCGTTGCCGACGCGATTGCGAACGACTCGAACGAACAGAAACCGGACTTGAAGATCAAAAGCGAATTCGAGAGGGCGCGTGAAAAGTGACGACATCGGTTCAGAGGAGCTTTGCTGCCGGTGAGATCGCACCCGACCTATACGGGCGCGTCGATCAGGTGGCCTACGGAACCGGACTCAGGACGTGTCGCAATTTCGAGGTCATGCGACACGGCGGGGTCCAGAACCGTCCGGGCACGGAGTACGTGGGCGAAGTCGCCTCCAGTGCCGCCGGCAAGATCCGGCTCATCCCGTTCATCTTCAACGACGATCAGACCTACGTGCTGGAATTCGGCAATCTCTATATGCGCGTCATCAAGGATGGTGTTGTCCTTGGGGCTCCTTACGAGATTGTAACACCCTATACAACCGCACAACTGCCGGATCTGAACTACGCCCAGTCCGGCGACATCGTTACCATTGTCCACCCAAGTCATGCTCCGCGGGAACTCTCCAGGACCGGAGATACAAGCTGGACCCTCTCGGCCATCACCTTCGCTCCGGACTTGGGGACCCCGCAGAACGTGGCTGCTTCCGGCACGGCCGGGTCGCTCAATTTCACCTATCACGTCACGGCATTTCAAATATCAACGGGGGAGGAATCCCTTGCCGGAACGGATACGGCCTCGAACGTCACTGACCCTGGAACCAACGACCACACGATCACATGGGATGCCGTTTCAGGCGCCGATTACTACCGCGTTTACCGTGAAGAGAACGGCCTCGCGTCCTACATCGGTGAGACTGCGGAGCTTACCTTCACCAATTACGGGATTGAACCGGATATCTCTGACCAGCCTTCGGCCGCCAGAAATCCGTTTGATTCGGCAGGCAACTACCCGTCTGCGGTGGCTTATTACCAACAGAGGATCGTTTACGCGAACACCACCAACAATCCAGAGACGGTCTGGACAAGCCGGGTTGGATTGCCTCACAATTTCACGATTTCGACTCCGAGCGAGAATACGGATGCCGTCACCTTCCGGCTCTACGGTACGCAGGTCAACGCCGTCAAGCACATGCTGGAGCTGAATTTCCTCGTTATTTTCACGACCGGCGCAGAATGGTCGATTCGTGGGAATACCCAGGGGATTCTGACGCCGACCGACATCAACCCGAAGCCGCATTCCTACAACGGTTCCGGCCAGGTGGCTCCTGTTATTGCAAACGACACCGTGCTGTATCTGCAAGGCAGGGGCAACATCGTGCGGGATCTATCCTACAGTTTCGTGGATGAGTACACGGGCGTTGATCTGACGTTGCGCTCTCCGCATCTGTTCGAGGGATTCACGCTTTCCGAATGGGCCTACCAGCAGATTCCCCACAGCATCCTCTGGGCAATCAGAAGCGACGGCGCCTTGGTTGCTCTCACTTACGTCAGGGGAGAGCAGGTTGCCGGTTGGCACAGGCACGACACCGAAGGCGAATTCGAGAACGTCTGCGTGGTTCCGGAGGGCGACGAGGATTTCCTCTACGTGACGGTGAAGCGCACCATCGACGGCTCCACGGTGCGATACATCGAGCGCATGGCAACGAGGGTCATCGACGAGGCCGACCTCGATGAGATGATCTTCATGGATTCAGCCGAGACTTACGATGGCTGGAATGCCAGTTCCACCACGATCACGCTCACCGGGAGTGGCTGGACACCGACGGATCTAATCACCATGACGGCATCAGCCGGCGCGTTTGCTTCCGGGGATGTCGGGGCGAATGAGATTCATCTGCTCGACGACGCCGGTGAGACGCTTCGCATGTCGATCGCGGAATTCACCAGTCCCACCGTCGTTAAGGGGTATCCTCAGAACAAGAACGTGCCGACCGACTTGCAGGCGTCGGCAACTACCTCATGGGCCAAGGCGATCAAGGCTGTTACCGGGATGGGCCACTTGGAGGGCGAGGCTGTTTCCGTCATGGGTGACGCCTTCGTTGTGGCAAGCCCGAACAACAGTAATTACGACGTGGTTTCCTGTGTGAGCGGAACGGTCACGCTCGACAAGGCGTATGCGAAAATTCACATCGGTCTGCCGTATATCTGCGACATGGGAACGCTCGACATCGACACGATCAACGGCGAAACGCTCATGGACAAAGCCATCAACATCGGGCAGATCACAGCCTTCTTCAAGCAGACGTGGGGTGGATTCTTGGGGGCGAAGTTCCCGACCGGAACGGATGCGAAAGAAGACCTTTATGAGATGAAGCTGAGAAACGACGAAGGCTATGACGAGACGACGGATCTTCTGACTGGCAAGAAAAGCACCCAGATCAAGGGATATTGGAACAACAATGGTCGTGGCGTGATCCGGCAGTTGGAACCTGCTCCGATCTCCGTTCTCTCACTGAGCCTTTCAGGGTATATTCCGTACAAGGGGTGATGAGATGGGCATGACCGCAAATCAGGGAATGGGCTACGGCTCGATCGCGCAAGGACTTGTCAGTGCCGTCGGCGCATTCGCAGCGGACGAGCAACTGCGCATGCGCTCCGATGCGATCGACCGGTCTCTTGCCTTTCAGGAATGGTACACCCGCAAGCAGATTGAGGATGCCCGGCGCCGCGGAGACATCACCTATTCTCAAGCTCGCCAAGCGTCGAGGAAGGAAGTCTCTGCCCTGCGGGCTTCATTCGCCGGGCAGGGGGTTGATGTGAGTGTGGGCTCCGCTCTTTTGGCCCAACTGGAGGAGGAATCCTTGGGGATGATCGACGCTGCGACGATCCGCAACAACGTCGCCAAGGAGGTTCTCGGTCTCACTCTTGAGGCTGAAGCCCTGCGGGGACAACGGGCGATTGAACAGGCTACGCTCCGCGCCGAGCGGGTTGCCACCTATGCGGCCGGTGCGGCTGAAGCCGGCGGTGCGTTGATTCAGGCGTATGGTTTTTTCAAGAAGGACGCGGCTCCTACACCCAAGCAACGGCCGGAAGAGGCCGTATTTCCCCGACTTGGCGGCGTGAGAAGAATTCCCATCAGAGGAGGGGGATAATAGATGCCTAGAGTACCAGAAGAGGCGCTCCCGGGCGCACCGAGACAGCCGCAACCAAGGATGGTTGACTTCGGGCCGGCGTTCCGGCAGACCCAGAAGAATATCGGCCTCATTCAAGAGGAAATCGCCAAGGAGAAGGAACGCACCCAGAAACTCAAACTCAATGAGCTGGATACGCAATTGGCGAACCAGATGGTTGAGATGGAAGTCCAGGCGAGAGAAAGAACCGAATCGGAAGCGTTCGGACTCTCGGACGACCTGCGAAGGCAGTTCGATGATTTCACTTCCACCCTTGGTGCCGAGATCACCGATCCGGACGTAAGGGAAGCCTACGAGAGCCTCGTTGCCAATTATGGCGTTCGCCTTAATCGGTTCGGGCAACTCTACGAACAGCGCGAGCGCGACAGGTACCGTGACACCACATTCGAGGAGCAGCAGAAGGCGCACGCGCTGGACCGGATGCAGAGCGCGGTCGATCCTGTCGGTCGCGTGGATGAAGCCATGATTACGTCGAGCCTTGCCGGAAGTGCCGCGTCAATCCGTGAATACGCGGAGGATACCGGCAAGGGCAAGGAATGGGTGGACAATCGCGTTGCTGTCATGGCGAGCGAGGCGCATTCGAGCGTCATTGAGCGCCTGTTGGCCGACAAGCGATCCGGGTCCGCTGAGGAGTATTTCAAAAACCACGGCGACAAGATCATTGAGGGGCCTGCGAAGAACAGGCTTATCAATGCGATCCGGTTGGCGGGGGTGATAAGACAGGTGGACGAAGAGGTCGAGGCGGCATTTTTCTGGGGTGCCACTGAAGTCGGTCTTCCCATAGGAAGTGAATTGGTTCCGCTTATACAGAGTGGCGACATCACTTCTCATCTGACTGACAAGCAGTTCAGTGATTTTAAGCTCAAGGCGAGGCAGAATATCAGGGAACGGCTTGCAGGCAATCCTGAGTTGAAACGTCGATCCCTTGACGAACTTGAAAGAAGATTCAGCGAGATGGAAGAGAGGGAGAAGGAAGTCAAGTCCGACTTGTTTGAGCGTTATGCACGACTGGTTGATGAGAACCCTGACGTGCCTGTAGATGAACTTATTAATCCCGTGGATCAAGCGGCGATGCCAGCAAGAATGCTGGATGCCCTGAAGTCTCGCCGAAAAGACCCCCAGACCGATCCGATCCTCTGGAATGAATTCTTCACGGTGTTCCGCACGAAGCCAGAACTTCTGGCAAAGATGTTCCCGCAGGAACTCTACGAGACGTACCTGTCGAAATTTAGCCGATCCGACAGGATTCGTGCTGAAAATATGGTTCTTGCCGCAAAGGAGAAGGGGCCTGAATACCAAAAACTCTTGGGTGAACTACAGGAAATCGAGATGTACATGAAAGCGAACGACATCATGCCGGTGTCCCAAGAAGGCATGACGCCGGAGATGAAACGAATGTACCTACAGCGAAAGATGTTCTTCGTCAGGACTTTCGAGCAGTTCGTCAATGCGGAGAATGAGATGCACAAGAGGCGCAACGAAAAGGAAATGGATACCAATGAGCGCAGGCTCTTGGCCGCAAAACTCTCCGCCGGCATGGTCGGATACGACATTCCCGGAGCGTGGCATATCACGCCGCTGTTTGCCGCAGAGTTTGGCGAACAGGTCGGGGAGATTTCCATTTTCGCGCTGACCGACGAGCAGCGAAAGGCCGTCGCGGAGGACCCGGATGTACTCACGAGCATCCCGGCGATTGCTTCCAAGATGATCGTGATGGATTTCAAAAACAAGCGGGGCGGGGACTTCGAGCCGACCGATGAGCAGATCAAGAAGGCGGCAATTGCTTTTTACATCCTGCGGGATTATGACGCATACCAGGACGTCCTTGGGGAGAGATAATGGGCCTTCGCGTACCAGGGAAAAAGAGAGAGGAAGAGGAGAAAAAGCCGAAGAGAACCTTTGCGCCGAGCCTCAAGAAGCAGGATGAGTTCTTCAGGGCTGTGAGGGAACCCAAGGTTGATGAGAATGTCCCCGTCAGGCACGTCACGCCTTACGACATCGTTATGGATCAGCGGGCGAGGTCTCTCAACTTTGCGCTTGACGAGGGCGCACAGCTTGACCCGAAGGCTCTGAGGCGCCTCTTCGACGTGATGGGCCGAACGGGTCTTCCGCATGATTTCGTCAATAACAACTTTGAGGCACTTGAAAAGGAGGTCATGGCACCGGACTGGGATTACCGCGCTTGGGTTGAAAAATCCCCCACCGTAAGCAAGTTCTTCGTCGAGCATCCGATGTACGTCAAGGGCATGTCGGATGAGGACAAGCAACGCATGGGGTCGGTCGAGCACAGACTCAGGCTTCTAAAAAAAGATCCCCTCATGTGGCAACTCTCGGATGAGTATCTCACGACGATGGCCGAAGCCCTTTCAAGGGAGCAGGGAATCGGGGAGATGGCAGAGAGGGCGGCCAAGAAGGGCTTTTGGCAAATGCTTGGTCTCGGCCCTGCGGCGGACGTCCTTGCGAGAAGGAAGACCATGGAGGACTTCCTTGAGGAACTCAAGGCCGAGGAAGCCTATATCCAAGGTGAGGGAGCTACTGGTGCCTATGAAACCGTCAAGAAACGTTTCAGGGAGAACCCTGCGTTCCTTGCCCCGTTCATCGGAGCCGTTGTTGACGCCGCGAAGGTGAAGGAAATCTACGACGCGGCCAAGGCGGTCGAGGCTGGCACGGCCAGCGACGCACAGAGATTCAAACTTGTCCGCTTCATGCGCCTTGCGATTGCGGCCGAGGAACGTGGACACAACGTTCTGGGGAATGTCGCCACGATCGTATCTGAGATGCCGGCGTTTGTCGGCGAGTTTGCGGCAACTGGCGGGGTGTTCTCCGGAGTCAGGGGCCTTGCCGTGGGAGGGGCCAAAGCCGCAGCCCAGTCGTTCCTCAGACGTGCCGCCATGAAAGCCACCGGGTTCGTGCTCGGCAGCTTCGTTCAGACCGCCGCCGCTTCTCCCGGCCGGGTCGCCAAAGGCACGATCGAGCGCATGACACCGGGGATCGGGATCGAGATTGCCGACGGCAGATGGGCCGTGTCGATCCACCCGGAACAGGCGGAACCGTTCCTGATCGCCCTTCCTGCGGCCTACTACCATGCGTGGACCGAGCTGGCGTCCGAGAGATTCGGTTCGGCTGCTTTCATGAAGGCGATGGACAGTCATCTCAATCAGACGCTTTTCAAGGCTTATTTGCGCGTTCGTCCCGGCAAACTCGGCAGGGCTTACCGGGAAATGCTTGAGCGGTTCCCAGGACAGGGGCAGAAGGCATTCAGGAAATTCATCAAGAAGAATCCCGAGGCTGGTGCCGGCTTCCGTGCCGCCTTGGAGCGCGGCGGAATCAACGGTGTTCTGGGTGAGTTCTCGGAAGAAAGGCTGGCTGCGTTTCTTCAGGGTGAAAGGATCATTCCCGAGGGTGAGCAGATTTTGGCGGAACTTATCGCCTTTGCCATTCCGCATGTGCCCGGAGCGATTGCAAGCACCTTCAGTACGGACAAACTGGTTGTGCCTCCAGGCCAGAGCGAAGGACTCATTCGTGCGCTTCATCTGGTGATGAGGGATTCTGATTTGAGCAAGGAGGCACCGGAGGCGGTTGAACGGCTCATAAGAGAGGTCGCCGAGGCCACCGGACAGAAGGAATTCTACATTCCTGCCGAGGACTGGATCGAATACTGGGAGGAGCAGGGCAGGGACCCGCAGGCTGAGTGGGTCCGCATGACGGGAGATGTCGCAGTCTACGAGGAGGAGACCGGGGATCAGGGGTCCGGACAACTTCCAATGGCAACGGAAGTCTTTATCAAGGAAATTTCTCCCAGTACCGAGTTGACCAACGCTCTTATCGGCTCCAAGGTCAACCAATCGGAGATGAGCATAAAAGAGTACCACCAGGATCTCTCCGACGAGCTTGGCACATGGGTCCAGCAAAGGATGGAGGAAGCCGGGATTGTTGAGGAGGAAATGCTTTCTCAGCAGGAACTTGAAGAACAGATTGCTGCAACGAATGATACCTTGGCGCGAATGAGGGAGGAACGTGAAGGCGTGGAGGATGGCTCGAAAGCCGCCGAGGACCTTGACGGGGAAATTGCCGACACGGAGTCGGCTCTCAGGGCCGCCGAGAATCAGGTCAAACTCATTGAGGTGGGTAAACGCGCCCCTGAAGGTGTACCTGTTGAGGAGCGTGCCAAGATCCGCAGAGCCCGCGAGGTCGCACGCGAGGCAACCGCCGCCGAAGAGAGGTCGGTCAACAACATCCGTACCGCAGTCCGAGAAGCTCTTATGTCTCTGAAGCTCAACGAGGTTGAAGGGATGCGCGGACTTACGGAAGCGCAGGCGGATCTGTACGCGGCTGTTTGGGCGGAGCGATACCGTCAACGCGGTCGCCTCTTGGGACAGGACCCGTTCGCGCTGTTCCGGCAGGAGCGAGTCGGGATTGAGGTGGTTTCGGAGGAGGGCGTCGTCGAGCAGGTAGCGAGGACGTTCCTCCAAGAAGCCCGGGGTCGCGCCCGTTTTGTTGAAGAGGGCATCTTTATCGGCTTCTTCCGCAAAGCCAACCGTTCAACCTTTCTGCATGAGACCGGTCACATTTGGCTGGACGAGATCGGCCGCGACTACGCAACCGTGCTGGCGATCCCCGAAGAGGAACGCACGATCCAGCAGGACAGGTTCGCCAGGCAGGCCGAAGCGGTGCTGAAGTATTTGGATGTCAAGTCCTTCGACGAGATCGGAGATGAGCAGCACGAAAAATGGGCACGTTCCGCTGAGGTCTACTTCATGCAGGGTCAGGCCCCGAGCCGTACTTTGCGGGACGCATTCCGTACCTTTGCCTCTTGGCTCGTCCGCATTTACAAAGAAAAGGTTCTCGGCATCACGCTGGCTCCCGAGATCAAGGACATCATGGACAGGCTTCTGGCAAGCGAGCAGCAGATTGCCGTGGCCCGTCAATCGCAGGCGGTTGAAGCGTTGTTTGTAGATCCGAAAGCCGTCGGCATGAACGAGCAACAGGCGGCGAAGTATCTGGAGGACATCGAAGAAGCCAACGCCATTGCGATTGAGGAATTTTTCCAGAAGAGAATGGAGATTATCCGGCGCCGCGAGGCCGCTGCAGCCCTGAGGCGTCGCAGGGAGATTGAAGCGGAGGAACGCGAGAGAATCGAGCGCAGACGTGACGTCATTGCCTACTCCATCCTCATCAACGGTACCATGCCGGACGGGAGCGTACCTGAATTTGGCAACGGCCAGAGACCACAGAAACTTGCCCGGCAATCCATCATCGAGGATGGCTACGGCGAGGCGGTGCTGGATCTGCTTCCGCCAGCGGCGGTTGCAAAGGAAGGCATCAACGCGGATCAACTCAAGGAGAATCTCAACTCCTTGGAGGCCATTACAGAGGAAGAGAAGTTCGAGAGCGGAGACGAGGTGATTACGGCGTTGCTTGACATCCAGCAGGAGGAGCTTGCCGCGCATCCGTCCACAACCATGCGGGCGGAGCTTGAGGCAAGCCTCAAGCAACTCCAAGAACAGGAGAGACGGCTTGCCGCCGAGGTCGAGGCTCTCTGGAAAGAGCAGATCCAGGTCAAGCGCAAACTCACCCGGGACCAGAGGACTCTGGCCGAAGAGATCCACAGGGAACTCACCCGTGCCGAGAGGCAGGGAACGGAGGAACTCAGAAGACTCCTGCAACTTATTGCCGATACCGGCGTGGCTCCCATTGAAGGTGAAGTCGAGGAATGGGAAGAGATCCCGGATCGCTACAAGAAAAAGGAAAAAGGCCGGCTGGCCGACGACTGGGCCAGCGAGATTCTCGAAGACCACCGTGCCACCGCACAGCAGTTCTACGACTGGCTCATCACGGCGGAACACAAGCGGCTGGAATCGCGTCGCAAGATCAAGGAAGACATTCCCGGACAGGCTGAAGCCCTTGCCGTCTCGGAGCGCAAGGTCGATGTGAAGCGCCTCCTGGATACCGTGCGCAACCGCGAGAACGTCCAGAAGGAACTCGATGCGGTCAAGCAACAGGCAAAGCAGGTCACGAGGGATCTTCAGGTCCGCGGCTCCGTGCAGAGCATCGTGGATCGCGCGGTGGACGAGCGCATGGACCAGGAAGTGTTTGAGACCAAGAGCGAGGCGGAGATTTACGACGAGGCGATACAAGCCGTCTACAACGAAAAGAATTCGCTCAGAATGCAGGCGGAACTCAAGTGGCTTATTTCCAACCGATTCAAGACCTTCAAGGAACTTACCCGTGCGGTAAGCGAAGAGAAGGTCCGCTCTCCTGCCGAGTACCGCGAAGGAGCGCGTGAGGCTGTCGGCAAGAAGCCGATCCGCAGAATCAGTGCCGCGGCTTATGAGCGCAGTGCCCGGCGTGCCGGCAGGATCGCCATTCGTGAGATGATGCGCGGAAACTACGAGGGAGCGTTCCGGGCCCGAATCGCACAACTGGAATGGTTCGAGATGGCCCGTGCCGCAATCGAAGCGCAACAGGAGATTGAGAAGGGGATTCAACTTGCCAAGGACCTCAAGAAGAAACCCCGGCGCCAGGCAATCGGGCGGGCGGGGGAGGACTTCCTTGAGCAGATCGACCGTATCTTGGAGCTTTACGAGTTCGTCAAGGTTCCGACTTCGGTGCTCGCCAACCGCGAGAGTCTGAACAAGTGGATCAAGGAGCAGAAGGAAAAAGGCGAACAGCCCAACGTCCCGCAGGAAGTCATCGACCGGGCTGCGAAGATCAACTTCCAGGACATCACCTTGGACGAGTTCCGCGAGGTCATCAACTCGCTCAAGCACATCGCTCATCTCGCTTCGCGCAAGAACAAGCTGATCTCAGAGAAGAAAGCACGGGAAATGAACGAGCTGGCCGAACGGGTCGTGAAATCCATCGTCGAGAATTCCAAGAAGCACAGAAAGCTCCGCAAACAGGCGGAGAAGATCGACAAGATGGTGGCGGAAAACGCCCCCAAGGAGGAGATCAAGGCGGAGAGGGAGAAACTCATCAAGATACAGGAGAGCATCGTCGGCACGGTCAGCGGTCGGACGAATCTTGAGAAGTTCGGCAACACCCTTCGCGGACTCTTCTTCATGAACCGCACGCTCGACAACCTCATCAACCTTGCCGATGGCTTCGAGGACGGCGGATTGCTGTTCAAGACAGTCATGATGAGACTGATCGAGGCATCGGCCAACGAGGTCGAGATGCGCAGGACGATCATGCTGGAACTGAGAGAGATCATGCCGGATTACAGCATCCTTGAGACGTGGCGAAAGAGCAGGCGGGAAGTTATCGAGGAACTTGGCGGGGTGTCGCTCAACAAGGATGATCTTATCTCCATTGCGATGAACTGGGGCAACGCCGACAACCGTGCCGGCATCCTTGCCAGGTTCAAGCAGAAGGGGTATCCGGTAACGGAGGAACAGCTCGAACAGGTGGTCTTCCGCAGCGGAAGACTCACCGACGAGGAGATCAGGTACGTTGACGAAGTGTGGAAACTGTTGGGCCGCATGTGGCCCAAGATCAAGGCCCTGAGTGAGAGGGTGGACGGGATCGCGCCGGAGCGTGTCGGTTCCATTCCGATCGAGACTCCGATCGGAACGATCGCAAAGGAAGACGGGTACTTCCCCATCGTTCACGATCCCGAGATGATCGAGCGTACACATGAGCAGAACGTGGAGGAACACATCAGAAGGGTCCGTGATGGCCTGACGTTCCGCGGAGCGACAAAAAGCGGACGCAGGAAGGAGAGGATCAAGGAACTTGGCTGGCCTGTCCTGCTGGATACCAACGTCCTCTACACCGTTCTCGAAGACATGATCCACGACCTGACGCATTACGAGGTCATGCTGGATCTGCAAAGACTTCTGAGGCGCAAGGATGTCCGCGATGCGATGGTCGGTGCATACGGGCAAAAGTTCTACCGTGAGATCCTCATGACACTCGGAGCTGTCACGGCGGCCGACAACGCCAACCATGACGAGTTGGATGCCCTTGCCGGAGCGATAAGACGTGGAACGACCATCAGCGTGCTTGGCGTCAAGATGACCACCGCTTTCATGCAGTTCTTCGGGCTCGCCAATGCCATCCCCGAGGTCGGCCCGGAATGGATCGTCAAAGGCGTCAAGTCCATCGGCGGCGGAGTCCAGGCGGGCGAGGAGACCGCCTTCAATATCTCGGAAAAAAGCCTCACCATGAGGAACCGCGGACTTACCCAAGACCGCGACATCAATGAGATCCGCAATACCACGACATTCAGGGGAAAGATTCTGCGTGGCGTGGAGGCTTGGTCGATGTACCTCATCATTCGCGCGCAGAAGTTGGTGGATAACATCGTCTGGTCCGCCACCTATCAGCGCGAGAAGGCAAGGCTCGGCAAGCCTTCGAGCCTTGAAGAAACGGAAGCGTTCGAGAAGGAAGCAATTGCGATCGCCGACCAGATGGTCCTTCGCACTCAGGGTGGCGGCACGATCAAGGATCTGACCAGACTCCAGAGGATCAAAGGGGTTGTAAGCCTGTTCACCATGTTCGGCACGTATTTCATCGCCAGAACCAATCTTGCCGTCAAGCGGTTCGGGCAGAGATTCGCCAACGGATTCTCGATGGAAAACGCCGGGCTGTTTGCAGCGGACTTCATCACGATCTTCTGGTTGCCTGAGATGCTGGCAGGATTCGCCATGTGGTTCCTGCGTGGCGGAGACGACGAAGACATGGTTGGTAAGATCATTGCCGACGCCGCGCTCTCGCCCATCAGCGACCTGATGTTCGTGCGCGAGATCGTGGGTCCTTTGAAGGGCTACCGCTACCGCGGCCCCGCCGGAGTCAAGCTCGTTGCCGACTTGGAGGATGCCGTTCACGGAAGCAACTGGCGTGGCTTGATGGGGATGGCTGGTATACTTCTTCACATACCGACTGAGCAATTCGAGTCGATGATTCGAGGCGGAGGTGCGTTGCTCGACGGGACATCGGAGACTCCCACTTCGATCCTCTTCGGCCCGCCACCGGGATTTAGGAGACCCAAACGATGACTATTTCCAGCACGAGCAGCCGGGAAGACTACATTGGAAACGGTGCGACGGCAACGTATTCCTATGGCTTCAGGATATTCAACGCCACGGAGCTTCTGCTTACCGTGCGCGACACCAGCGACAACGAGACGACGCTGGTGAAGGACACCGATTACACGGTGGATACCGTGGCGAAGACGATTACACTGACGGCGGGGAATCTCACGACGGATTATGTCCTGACGATTCGGCGCGTGCTGCCGCTGACACAGCCCACGCAGTTCAGAAACATCGGGGACTTCCATCCGGAGTCTCACGAGAACATGGCCGACCGGCTTTGCATGGAAATCCAGCAGGTTGCCAATGACGTGAACGGGGCGGTAAAAATCGCGGAGACCTTGGACCCTGCGAATTATTCCCTGCGGTTGCCGATCCCTGCGGCGAATCTGCTCATCGGCTGGGATGATACCGCGACGGTACTGGAGAACAAGGCGTCGGCTGGGGTGGCTACGTTGCCGGCGACACCGGGAATCCTCTGTTTCTCCACGGGAAGCACGTTTGTTTCCAGGACACTGACGGTTGGTGGCGGCCTGAGAGTTTCCGGTGCCACGGGACAGACGCTCAATCCTTTTGTTGAGATCAACGACGGTGGCGTGTCGTCTTCCAAGATCAAGGATCTGGCGGTTTCCGGTGCGAAGATCGGAGCGAGTGCTGTAACGGCTCCCAAGATTGCCGCCGACGCAGTGACGGCTCCCAAGATTGCCGCCAGTGCGGTCGGGACCGCCAAGATAGATGTCGGGGCTGTGACGAACGAGAAGATCGGTGCATCGGCTGTGACGGCCACCAAGATCGCCAGCGATGCCGTGACGACGCCGAAGATTCAGGACGCGGCGGTGACACCCGCGAAGATGGCAAGCGGAGTCAACACGATGGTCGGCCTCGGGCATGAGGGATTCAGCGGGACCAGTGCGCTCGGAACGAGCTACGCTCTCATCGGATCGCTGGATGTGACCCTTGCTGCCACGGCAGGCGATATTTTGGATGTGACTGCCTGCGGCGTGCTGGACTACGATGCCGCTGGAGTAAATGAGGAGGCGTTCCTGAAAATCAGGGTCACGAGTGGAACCGGCGAGGACATCTCCCGGGAGTATAACATCATAAATCTGACCGGCGGTTCCAACGATATTCCATTCACGCTCTTGGGCTACGATGCCGCTGTTGCCGCCGGACTCATCAGTGGCGGGAACATCACGGTGGAGCTGTACGGGAAACGTGATGCCAGTGCTGATCCCATCACGCTTACGCAGGGTGCAATTACCGTGAGGCAGTATCGTTAATGCCCGGCAAAGAAAACGAGAAACGATCCGGCTTTCTTGCGCTTAATCGCAGGGGAAGGGAAATCCGTAGATTCCTCAAGGCCGGCACCAACATTACCATCCAATACCCTGACGGCAGGGACGGGAATCCGGTCATCAATTCATCAGGCGGGTCCAGCGGAGTACAGTGGGTTAAGGGAACCGGGGAGGGAGGCACTCATATTGGAGCGGCGGCACTGTCGCTTTATACCGGGATGGAAGTGGTCGGTGCTGCACAGGCAGGCGACACTCTTCAGGTATTCTTTTCCTGTATTTACGAGAGACAATATACGGCGACGGCGACAACCGCCGACCTGATCGTGAGGATCTCGAGTGGAACGGCAGAGAACATCGGCTGGCTGGACCTCGCGTTGCTCTCGGGTGACACGCGCAAGGCAACGGGACTGGTTGGCTACGACGACGCCATCGCCGCAGGTCTCATCTCAGGTGGCAACATTACCGTTGGGATCTACACGCAGAACGCTACAAACATGAGGTTCAAGGATGGCCGCATGACGGCCACGCTGTTCAGGTCGTGAGGCCCAAGTAATATTGGCAGTCCTTCCGGCAGGCGTGAACCACCTTCGCCTTCCCTCCGATGACGATTATCTTCTTTTTCCACTCGGTCGGCGTTGCCGGGTCGCCGTCACGATTGGCTTCAACCGGCAACTCCCTCCCGCAGTAGTCGCATTTCAGGATGTAAGCCATGACTATATTGTATAATGATGGAATCCATATTTCTCTTTCAGTTCCCTGCCGTCGGGAAATTCCCACCCCTTCTCCTTGGCGAACAGAATCATCCTGATGTTGGCTTGGATGAGCTTCTCGTAGTCACGTTCGAGTTCGCGCAACCGTTTCCTGAGTTCATGCCGTTCGTACAGAAGGGATTGGCATTTCTTTTTCCAGTGCCCTATGGTCATGCTCATATATGTTTATCTCGGATTGCTTTCTGCCGCAGGGGAATCTGGTTACTTGCTTTGAACTCACATCGGACGGATGATCTTTTCGACTGACTGAGTTGTGTTGGAAACCGGGGCCGCAACCACGCACAGTAGTCGCTACAAGCCCCTCCCTGCGGCATCATGGTGAGAAAGAACAGTGCCCGGTTACGAATCCACCGGGAAGATTACGCCCCTGCGGAACCCCAGGTCACACGGCGGAGTTTAGACCGAAGACCACGGGGCTTCTTCCAAACCGCAGGGGCATGACCCCGGGAAAGTCCCCGCCGTATCAGCGACGGGGGCCGGGGCCGAAATTTGGACCTCCCCGCACCGTTTCCGGGGCAGCCACATCAAGGAAGTGCGGCGCACATTACGGGGAGGGTTTCCTGCCCACTTTAGAAAGATCAACTTTCATGTTCGGTCTCAGTATCGGCCCGTCTGTCGTTTTGCCGGAATCCACGGGTTCGCATTTCCCGCAGACCTCGCGGACCTTCTTGAGCTTTTCTCGGTTCTCGTGTTCCTTCCAGCATAGCATACAATAGTAGACGCGCTTGCCGCCTTCCGTCCAGGTGATCGTACTGGTAGTGGTCAGGATTGAGCCATGCTTCGGGCATTTGACCATGACGGGGAAGCCCTGCTCGGGACGCTGAAGGAGAGTGCCTTCCAAGGGCTGATTGCTGAGGATGGCCCGGTTCTGCTCCAGCTTCCTCACCGTGTCCTTGATTGCCTGGTCCAGCGTGTTCATTTTTCAGAGGGTGTGGGGCCGGGCGGACCCGACCCCACAGGTGGGAGGAAAATGACGAACAAGATTTCGATTCCTCCCGATTGCTAAAGGAACTATAGCACGGACATCCGGAGGAGGCAAGGAAAATTTTTTATTTGACAGGGGTTGGTTTTTGGTGTAGTCTTCCGGTATGCCATGCGTCACGATGAGTAGCGTAAACCAACCACCCTCGCCCCCGTTCTGCTTGCGCCGTGGCGCGTGGCAACAAACCTTGTGCGCTTGCAGAGCGGGGATGAGGGGGGTTATGGAGGTCTGATATGCCTGCCCTGAAAAAGAAAACGCAGGTCGAGATCGCGCCTATCGAAACGGAAGTCATCAAGTTTACTGTCGAGGGACTCACTCCACTGATCGTCCACAAGTTCTCTTCCAAGGCGATCAAGATGATTCTGGACAAGCAGACGAAGAAGGCCAAAAGCGCGAAGGATGCCAAGGTTCCTTTCGATGAATTCGTCGGATCGTTGCACGTCATCCCCGGGGCGAAACTTCCGAAAAAGAAACTCAATGCTTGGGAGTCATGGCCTTACAAGGCCGACACTTTCGGCTTCCCTGCCTCTGGTTTCAAGGCGGCTGTTGCCAACACTTCAACCGTCATCGAGAACGTGACGAAGAAATTGGTCAACGGTGCGCTGTATGTCATCGGGGATCTGGTCCCTCTCAAATACGACAAGCTCGTTATGCGGGAGGACCATGTCGTTATCGGCGGAATGTCGAAGACGGCGGATATTCGCTATCGTGGCGCGTTTGAGGGATGGAGTGCCGTGCTTCAAGTCCGGTTCGCCAAGAACCTCATCTCCGCCGATCAGGTCATCAATCTTTTCAACTACGCCGGTTTCTTCTGTGGGGTCGGCGAGTGGCGTCCCGGCTCTCGGACCGCCGGCCCGAACGGCACATTTAAGGTGAAGACCAAATGAGTTGGGCAAAAACGAAACGCAGGATCTTCAAGGCCGGCGGCAAGTTCAGCGAGGAAGCCGCACAACGGTACGGGGAGGCCCTTTACTCGCTGTACGACAAGTCGGGAAAATTCCCGACGCCGGAAGAGATCGTCGAAGAGGCACGGAGTCCGAAGTCTCCCCTCCATGATGCCTTCGAGTGGCAGGATTCCGTTGCCGCCCACAAATTCCGGCTCTGGCAGGCCCGGCACATGGTCAACCACATCACCATTGCTGTCATCAAGGACGGCAAGCAGATCCAGCAGAAAGCGTTCCACAGCGTCATCGACAGCGACGACGAAAAGGGGTACGCCCCAATGGAGATTGTCAAGGAACGTCCCTATCTGCGTGAACAGGTGATCTCCAAGGCTATGAACGAAGCCCAGGATTGGGCTCGCCGGTACAAGGAGTACAAGGAATTGTCATCCGTGAGAATGGCGATTGCGAAATTGGCGAAGAAAAGGAGTTAAGGCAGTTGCGTTCTTTTTCGTTCCGGAAAGTTACGGTGAGGTTCGTTATGTTCGGGCAGTTTTGTTGCGGAACGTCCAGTTACTTTGGGTTATGTCAGGTTATGGCAGTTTAGGTGCGCTCAGGTCAGTCTTGTTGCGGTTTGGTTAGTTCAGGTGAGGCAGTTTTGGTTCGGGTTGTTCAGTTAGGGTTGATTAGTTTAGGTTCTGTTTTGGTTAGTCGGGTTGAGGTCTGGTCCGGCAGTTTATTCTTTTACGGAGGAAAAATGCAGAGGTTAGCAATCAAACCCGAATCCCACGAGGACTGGCTTCAGATGCGAGTCCAAGATATCACCTCAACGGACGTGTCGGTGCTGTTTGGAGTGTCGCCTTACAAATCTGCCTTGCAATTATGGGCTGAAAAAAAGAACAAGCAGATCATCCAGATCGAAGAGAACGAACGGATCTTTTCCGGTCGTGTCCTGGAGCCTTCGATCGCCATCGGCGCGGCTGAGAAATGGGGATGGAAGATCGCCAAGGCCGACCGCTACGTTCGTCTTCCGGAGCACCGGATCGGCTCGTCATTCGACTACATTATTGACAATGGCAAGGACGTTGCGGCGTCGATGCTGGAGATCAAAAACGTCGATGGTTTTCAGTATTGGGAGAAATGGATCGAACGTGACGGGATCGTGGAACCCCCTCCTCATATTCTGTTCCAGCTCCAGCATCAGCTTCTCGTTGCCGGCGTCCCCAAGGGCTACATCGTCGCTCTCGTCGGTGGCAACAAGTGGGTCAAGATCGAACAGGAAGCCGATGAGAAAGTCCACCAGGCGATCCTGAAGGTCGTCGCGGAATTCTGGCGTACCATCGAAGCCAACGAGGAACCTGCGATCGACTGGAACAAGGACGCCGATTTCATCTGCTCCAGGTATTCGAGCTGGCGTGAGAACGAAACGCTGGACATGACGGAAGACGTCGCGGCTCTGGCGAAGGAATACAACGACGCCTTGAAGGCCGTCAAGGCAGCGGAGTTGGAAAAGACAAAGGCGAAGGCGAAGATCCTCAGCCAGATCGGAGAGGCGAACAAGGTGAAGGGAGATGCCTTTACTATCTCCCGAGGAAAACAGTTTCGGGTGAACCCGAGGAAGGTGAAGGCGAAGTGAAGAAACCAACATGCCAGAAATGCGGCAAGAGGGTCAGTGAGACTTTCTTGTGTAAGTGTGACACCCAGGGCCTCCACAAAATTCCGGACAACTTAAAGCCCGGAGAGGTCGCCGCTGGGTACGGGAAACTTCATGGAAAACAAGGACGGGCAACGCTGGCCGTCTGCAAAAACTGCGCGGAGGAAAAATGAATCAACAGAACTCCGACTGGTTCATCCAGCAGGTGATGGCGAAGGCGGATGAGATTGCCCAGTACATGCCGAAGCATCTGGACCCGCAACGGTTCATGCAGGCGGCGTGCATGAGGATCAAGGAGGAGCCCAGATTCGGCAACTGCGATCTGTCTCAGCTCTTGGGGGAGATTCGCAAAGCCGCGCAGGACGGCCTGATTCCGGATGGCGATGACGCGGTTATCAACATGTACGGCAACGTGGCGAAGTACACCGTGATGGCGGCGGGACTCCTCAAGAAGATCCGCAACTCCGGGGAGATCGGCCTCGTTCACGCCAACGTGGTCTACAACGGGGATGAGTTCTCCCACTGGGTTGACGAGAAGGGACCGCATCTGAAGCACATCCCGAGCCTGACGACGAAGAAGGATGACAACCAGATCACCCATGCGTACTGCACCCTGACAACGAAGGATGGGTTTCCGTATGTGAGTATCCTCTCGCGTGAGCAGATCGAGAAGCGGCGTGGATGCTCCCAGCAGGCCAACGGGATCTGGGCGAAGTGGTACAGGGAAATGTGCATCAAGACGGTGGTGCGTGATATCTCGAAGGTCGCTCCGATGTCCTCGGACATGAACAACTTCGTGCGAATGGATGATGAGGACATTGATCCGGACAAGGCGCCGGCAACGGTCCCGGCGGCCGACGCTCCTTCTGCGGAACCGCCGAAGTCCAGGATGCACGGCGCGGTGGATGAGGCTCTCAATACGTTTACGGAACCCGCGAAGGATGTTCCGATGGCTTCCGATGTTCCGGATTCCATCCCGTCCGGAGCGAAGGCACCGGTAGCTCCTGAACACACCGCTCCTCCCGCAACCCCTGCCGCTCCCGAAGGCATGCCTCCGCGGCCGCCGCTGTGCCATCTCCCGCAGGGGGCCGACAAGTCTAAACTCTCCAACGAGGTCATGGTGCTGGACGTGAAGGAATTCTCCCGCGGAACCAACCAGAACGGGCCGTGGGTTGGCCGTTCCATCAAAGTCAAGGGCCAGAAGGAAGCCGTATTCACCACGTTCGATGATCTGGTCGGCCTCAACTGCATCTACGCCAAGGAGAACACCGTGGCGATCAGGGTGCTCTGGCATGAAGGGCAGTACCAGGGCAAGCCGCAACTCCAGCTGGATTACGTGGAGCTGATGATGCCGATTGAAACGACTCCGGCAATGAACGAGGCTCCTGCGGGACCGCAGCCGGGAGGGCCGATTTAAGCGATGCCCTACACCCTCCGCCAATACCAGAACGCGATCGTCTCGGAAGCCCGAAGTCATTTCAACCGTGACGTCCAGTCGGTGCTGATCGAAGCGCCGACTGGCTCCGGCAAGACCGTACTTCTCGTACATATGTTCGATCTGGCGGTGAAGCGCGGGTATCGAGTCTGGTTTGTCGTCCACCGTGTCGAGCTACTGAGGCAATCTGTTGCGGCATTCGAGGAGCAGGGCCTCGAGGTGGGCATCATCGCGGCAGGGTTTCCCATGAATCCGGATCGACCCATCCAGGTTGCTTCGATTCAAACCTTGGCGCGTCGCTACACCAAGCTGGAGCCTCCGACGTTCATCGGGTTTGACGAATGCCACCACGCAACGGCGGCAACGTGGACGAAGGTAATCAAGGGATTCCCGAAGGCGTACCGGGTGGGGCTTACGGCCACTCCTGAGCGTCTCGACGGGGAGGGGTTGCGAAAGCATTTCGATGTCATGGTATCCGGCCCGTCGGTCAGAAGCCTCATCGACCAAAGGTATCTGTCTGATTTCCGTGTCTATGCTCCAAGCGTGATTCCGACCAAGGGACTGCACACAAGGATGGGAGATTATGTCAAAGCTGAACTGGAGAGAGTCGCCGACCGTGCTTTTATTACTGGTAACGTCGTGGAGCATTATCTCCGGCTGTGCGATGGGATGAGAGCCCTGGCGTTCTGCGTCTCCATCAGGCATTCCGAGCACGTCTGTCAGGCGTTCAGGGATGCCGGCGTGGCCACGGAGCATGTGTGCTCCAACACTCCAGCCGATGTGCGCGAGGCCGCGATGGAGAGGTTCAAGGCCGGGACTACCAAGATCCTCACCAGTGTCGAGCTGTTCGGCGAAGGCGTTGACGTGCCGGCGATGGAAGCGGCGATTCTGCTCAGGCCGACTCAATCGCTGGCACTTTACCGGCAACAGGTAGGCCGTGCCTTGCGTCCCCAGGAGGGCAAGACCGCCGTGATTCTCGATCATGCCGGAAACTGCCTGCGTCACGGGCTGCCGGATGAGGAAATCGAGTGGTCGCTGGACAGCAAGAAAGGACACCGCAAGAAAAAGGAAGGCGACACTGGACCTTCTGTTCGCATCTGCGGGAAGTGTTTCGCCGCTCAACCCTCCGGTCGGCCGATCTGTATCTACTGCGAGTACAAGTTCCCCATCAAATATCGCCGGGTGCCCGAGCGCAAGGGTGAACTGGTGGAGGTTACGCCTGAGCAACGGGAAGCGATCCGGAAAAGCCGGAAGGAAGAGGAGTGGGCGTGCAGATCCGAGGAGGAACTGGCGGATCTCGGCAAGCGTCGAGGGTATCCGTATGCTCGGGGCTGGGCCAGACATAGGTGGAAGACTCTCAGATGGAGGAGGAGGAAGAAGATATGAAAGAACGTGGCATCATCATGTGCAGTTCGATGGTCAACGCCATACTGGAGGGCCGCAAGACCCAGACGCGCAGGGTTGTCACGCTACATAACTCCATCGTCGGCGACGGCCCGAGGAAGGAGTGGGATAAATTTGATTTTGACAATGCTTGGGTTGACCCCGGCCCGTCTCCCGCCGGGAATCTGGGTCCATACCTGAAAGTTCCCTTTCCCGCTCATGGGACTGTTCATCGGATTTATCCACGGTGGGCGGTTGAAGACCAGCTTTATGTGAGGGAGACTTGGAGCGGTACGCAAGGGGAGGGGGTCGCCTACCGAGCGACAGAACCGGAGATGAACGGGGAGCCATGGAAACCCTCCATCCACATGCCCAAATGGGCCGCCCGAATCTGGCTGGAAATCGAGGGTGCCAGGGTGGAGAGGGTCCAAGAGATAAGCGAAGAGGACGCATTCGCGGAGGGGATACTTACGGGCAGGTGCTACGAAGACGGCGAGGCTGTTTACGGATTTCGTGAACTCTGGGACTCCATAAACACCAAACGCGGATACGGGTGGGAAGTCAATCCTTGGGTGTGGGTCCTTGAATTCAAGCGGGTAAAGCCATGAAAAAGAAACGCCGCAAGCGGCGAATGACCCTTACGGAGTTGAGGAGGATTCAGGATGAGGGAAAAGGAGATAAAAAACAGGATTCAACTGGCCTTGGGGAGACTCCAAGTGGTGACGTTCAACAACCCAGTCGGATTCGATCACGTCAGGAAAATACATTTTGGCCTCTGTGAAGGCTCGTCGGATCTCATCGGCTGGGTTCCGCGAATAGTCACTCCTGAGATGGTGGGCTCCCGTGTGGCGGTCTTTCTTGCGATTGAGACGAAGACCAAGCGGGGGGTGGTCAGCAATGAACAGCAGAGTTTCATTGACGCCGTGAACGAAGCCGGTGGCAAGGCGTTTGTGGCGAGGGGCGTGGAAGAGGCGGTGAGGAAACTCAGGGAGGGGGAATGAATGGCTTGGCTTTATGTGCCGGGGCTGGGGGACTGGAACTCGGGCTCCGAATGGTTCTCGGGCGATCCTATCGAAGTGTCTGCATGGTCGAGTGGGATGGTTACGCTGCATCCACTCTCGTGGCAAGGATGGAAAACAAGGCCATGGATTCAGCGCCTGTCTGGGACGATCTTGCAACCTTCGATGGCCGCCCGTGGTGTGGAAAGGTGGATCTTATCTCTGCCGGATATCCCTGCCAGCCGTTCAGCATTGCAGGGAACAAAAAAGGAGAAGACGACCCCAGGCACCTCTGGCCGCATGTACGCAGAATCACCGAAGAAGCCAAACCGGAATGGCTTTTCATCGAAAACGTTAGACATCACCTTACCTTGGGTTTCCGGCAAGTCCTCGGAGAGATTGACGAAATGGGGTTCGATGCGGAATGGGGAATTATTTCCGCGTCCGATGTTGGTGCGCCCCATGGCCGGGCCCGGCTCTTCTGCCTGGCGCACTCCCGCAGCGTCGGACGGGGAGGGTGGGATCAAGAACCTGAACGACCCGAAATACAGGGACGCGAAATGCCCGCAAATCAAACTACGGGACCATGCCGGCAGTTGGCCGACCCCGAAAACGATCACAGGCGGGGCGAACAGCAAACGGGAAGAACGCGGGGCAGGGGGCCCGGACCTTCAGGAAAGCGCAAAGAATTGGCCGACGCCGGCAGCAAGGGATTACAAGGGGCTCGGCGGGGCTGTGATCCGAAAAGACGGGAAAAGCCGGATGAGTCAACTGGATTGCGCTGCGGAGAATTTCGACCTGTTTCACCGGGCCCGGCCGGCATCCGAGAGTGGCCCCCGGGACCCCAAGAAATCGAAGAATGGAAGCGAGTCCTTGCCGGCCGGCCGGAACTTGAACCCGCTGTTTGTCGAATGGCTGATGGGCTGGCCCATCGGGTGGACCGGCTCAGACTTTGCGGAAACGGAGTGGTCCCGGTGGTGGCGGCTGTGGCGTTCCTGGCTTTACGAGAGAGGTTTTATCGGGGGGAGTAATGCTTGACTTCACCGGCCTGTCAGCCCACCTGCTCTCGCGTGCGAGGGACTTCCTCCAGGAACACGTCCCGGGTGGCTTCGTCCGTAGTGGCAGATATTATGCCGCAACCATTCACGGCGGCAAGGGGGACAGTTTCTCGGTGTGCCTGAAGACGGGCCGGTGGGCGGATTTTGCATTCGAGAACCAAGCCGGCCATGACCTGATAAGCTTGTACGCGGCGAAATATCAGATAAAAAACGGAGAAGCCGCCAAGTGTCTTGCCGATCGCTACGGCTTCCGCTTGCAACTCCCCGACGGCCAACCCGGTGCCGTCGAGCGCAAGGAAACGAAGCCGGATATCGTACCGCCGCCGGAGGGGGTTCCGGAGCCCCAATTCACTCTCAACAGTGGGCTGGAATTCCAAGGATCATGGCTGTATCGAACGGCTGACGGTTCCCCTTGGTTTTACGTGGCTCGTTACTTGGAGCAGCCGGACAAGGACGGCAAACGGGACAAGACATTCAGGCCATTTTCGTACTCGTTAGAGGGTAGGAAGTGGACGAACCGCTCCCCCGCCACCCCCAGGCCGCTCTATAATCTGCACGACCTTTCAAACCGTCCGGATAAGCCCGTTCTCGTGGTCGAGGGCGAGAAATGCGCTGAGGCGGCCCACAAGCTCGCCGGAACATACTACGTGACCACGACATGGCCCAATGGTGCCAAAGCGTGGGAGAAGGCGGACTGGGAGCCTCTGGCGGGCCGTCATGTGCTGATCTGGCCGGATGCGGGGCCGGCTGGCCAGGATGCAGGCCAAGAAATCCAGCGATATCTGGCCATGTTCGTCGGTGTGGCGTCGGTAAAGCTGCTGGATGTCTCCGATCAGCCTGACGGATGGGATGTTGCTGATTTCACCGGATCATGGGAGGATCTGCTGGCGTGGGCACGGCCCCGGGCGAAGCTATTCGAGCCTCCCGTAGAGCCACCAGTGCCTCCTGAGCCTCTTCCGGCGCCTGTATCCGACCCTGAACCCTCCCGGGAGACTCCAGTGGTCTGTGAGGGCGATTCTGAGGCCATCCAGGAGCATCAGTATCCCGTGGAGGTTCCGGATGCCCTGAAGCCTTGGGCGGAGGAGGATGGTTACGCCGATGAGGACGCAAAGAGGCTTGCCAAGATTCTCGGCTTGGCACGTACCAGCGGCGGGGCGCCGATCTGCTCTGAATCCAATCTCGTCAAGGCCCTGAGTCAGCTCAAGGGTATCGAGAAGCTGGTCTGGTACGACTCCTTCCATCAGGCTCATTTCACCCTCAAGGGCACCGACGGCAGCCCGCGGGAATGGACGGACGACGACGACTTGGAACTCGCCATTATGTTTCAGATGGTATTGGGACTCCCGAAGGTATCCGAGGACATGGCCCGCAGGGTGGTTCGTGCCTACTGCCGGCGCAACGAGAGAAACGGACCGCAGGAGTGGGTCAAGTCCCTGACGTGGGACGGCAAGGAGCGCGTGCCTTACTTCTTCGAGTCCTACATGGGTTGCGGTTCCAGCGAGTACACTTACGGGGTAAGCCAGTCATTCTGGGTCTCGATGATCGCCAGAATATTCCAGCCCGGTTGCAAGTGCGATACCATGGTAATCCTGCAAGGCCCGCAGGGGATCAAGAAGTCTTCCGCCATGGAAGCCATCGGAGGCCCGTGGTACGTGGACTGTAATGCGAGGATGTCAGACGGCAAGGATTTCTTCCTCGTCTTGCGGGGGAAATTCCTGATCGAGCTGTCGGAACTCGACTCGTTCCGCAACGCCGAGCAGACGCGCATCAAACAGGTACTCTCGTGCCGCAATGATGTCTACCGGGTTCCCTACGGGCACCGCACCTTGGAGCATCCACGTTCATGCGTGTTCGTCGGCACGACCAACGCCGCCAAGCCCGGCCGCGATGTCACCGGCTCCAGGCGGTTCTACTACCTGCATTGTCGGGGAATCGACTTGGACGCCATTCGCGCCGACCGGGAACAACTGTTTGCCGAAGCGTATCACCGCTACCGGGGAGGGGAGAGATGGTGGGCGATGGTCGATGAGGAAGTGGCCGGCGCCGAAGCTGAGGAGCGCCGTGAAGTGGACGTCTGGGAGGATGCGCTTTACAATTACGTAAACGGACTGGGGGAAGCACCGAAAAAGGATTCGGCAACGGCTATGGAATTGCTTGAACGTGCACTCGGTCTTGATATCGGAAAGGTATCACCACGCGATTCCAGGCGACTGTCGCGTTGCATGACGGCCTTGAGGTGGGAACAGAAGGGCACCGGCAAGAGAGGGACGTGGTACAGGCCCAGGGGACCGAAAGACTGGTACAAGGAATCCGAAGACTACCGCTCTAAACAGGCTGACTCGGATTGAGGTCAGTCCAGCCAGTGCCGTTGCAGTACGGGCATTTCTTCAACTGCTTGCCGGCTTTCTTTCTCTTGCGATAGTTGATTGCCGCCAGTGCCCGCGTGTGTCTGTTCGAGCACGTCTTCTTCCCCTCACGACGCTCGCGGTTACACTTGGGATGTGCGCATTTCCTGGTCATCTGGAATCCTTCCCCTTCGCCTCGTCGTAGGCTTTGAGGGCCTTGCATGTGGAAAGATAATCGCAAGCCGGGGCTTCAATGCACTCCACGCAATCAGCCCAATCCCACGCATGATATTTTTCACGATCTTCCTTGTTGCAAATACCGCTGTGATTCCTCGCCGCCTCCACCACCTCCTCAGCCGCATCGAGGCGGGTTTTGAGGGATTTGATCTCGGCATCTATTGCCTTCTCTATCTTCACTACCGCGTCCATCCTTTTATAGTTTCCATATACCGCGCTCCCCGCGCTCTTGTATTCGTGTATTGCATCCCATAGTTCTCTTCTTGCCATCCTACTCCCCCTCCTTCCTTTCCTGCCCTTCGGTGGGGTGGGGTTCTGCCAGTCGCTTGCATACCTCATCAAAGCTTTCCCCAGTTTCCACAAGATGATTGTCCACATACACCGGATATTCCCTAGCCCAGTAATATTGCTCCACTTTGTGCCCATTGACGATCCTCTTCTTTTCAGGACGCATCACTCCCCCTCCTTCCGCCCCTCGCGCTTGGTGGGAAAAAATTCTATCCTGATTTCAAATTCCATTTCACATTCTGGGCAACGCCAAACTATCGGAGTTGGTGTCGTCTGAATACACGGCCACTCGCTTGTGACCGAAGATCCGCAGGAGGGGCAACAGATATTAGGCATTGGGTTCCTCTTTCTTGCGCTTGGTGGGGGTGAGGGCTTCCTTATACCTTTCCCAATTCTCTTTATATCTTTTGAAAGTTGCCGGGTAGCTGATATTGTTCAGCAACGCACAAATATCATTTACTGCACCTTGCAACACCCCCTCCAACTCCTCCACCCTCTTTTGCAGGCGTTCATTTGCTTCTTTGCGACTATCAGACATCTGCCTCCATGCTTCCCACCCTTTTGAAGCCTTGTTTAATTGGGCTTGGAGGTGGGCATTTCCTTTTTTCGCCTCGGCCAGTTCAGTCTTTAGGTCCCCGATTTTCGCGTCCCGGTCTGCCGTCTCGACACGGAGATCGGCGAGCGCCTCTAGCAATTTTCCGCGAAGGTCGGCGAGTTCCTCCTTCTGGGTCTTGATCTCAATGCAATTACCACAGACAACGGAACCTTTAACCGTTTCTAGGTAATACTTGGGGCGGCATCCGCATTCATGGCAGACGACTCCCCGAACCGCCTCGTCTGGGATGTCAAGTTCGTGGCGAGTCCAGCCCCAAGACTGCACATCTCTGAGGTCAATATACTGCCCTTGAGTCCACGAATAATATTGGTCCCTCGTTTGATGTGGCCGATCTCTTTTCAAAAAGGATCTTCCAACATCCACCATCTTCCCATCCTTATCCAGCATCACTGTTATGAGCATCATTCCACCTTGAGGGCCTTTTCTATTTTGTCTTCAACCCGTCGCCATGCCTTAAATCCCTCTTCATGGACGCCATCCAGTTCATACGCCCTCTGCTCTACTGCGGGTTTTGCCTCTCTCAAAACCCCCTCCAGCTCTTCGACCCTCCCGTTCATGCGGATCAGGGATTCGGTGGTCTCCTCCAGTTCCCCCTTGAGGCGGTCGTTTTCGGATTTTAGGAAATCGACTTGTATGTCCTTGTCATCTTTTCCGCACTCGACACAATATTGTGACCCGCCGTAGTCGAATTCCCAAGTTTCATGCTTGCACTCACCCATCTATCCACCGCCTTTCTTTTTGCAATCCTTACAATCCTCTTCTGCCGGAGTTTTGCCGTTTTTGTAACACGGACCACAACTATTAAGAGCGGTTACGATTCTGAGAATCGCTTCCTCCCTGCTGATGATGGACCCCTTCCGGAAATGTGCATCGACAAACTTCAACGCCTCCCGCAGGCGGTCGCGGTCCTCGATGGCTTTATTCCAGTCGTCCATGTTTCGGCTTTCTCGGGCTAATGATTCTTCCAGTTTGACCTTGAGGCGGTCGCGTTCTTCGCAAAAGGTTGCGCACTCGTCTTCCTGTTTTGCCCCATCTTCGGTAAGCTTGTCATTTTGATTCTGCAATTCGATAACTAATTCTCTTTGTTCGGCTAGTTCAGCCTTCACCCGCAACGCCTCCTCCACGTCCAGCGTTTTGAAGGTGTAGCCCAGTTTTTCTGCCGCATCAATTATTCCATAAGCCAGCCCAATTTCCCCACGGCCTGATAATGTTATCCCCGGAGGAATTGCTGAGTGCTTGTCTTTCCCAATTCCGACCACCTTCCCATCCCTGTCCAGCATCAATGTTATTTCCACCGATCACCGCCTTTCTGTTCTGCTCTGTAAAAAAGTTCCCACACCTTTTTATCTATTTCTTTCAAAGCCTCGGCTTCCCCGCCCAAAGAAGACAGGGGCATCTCTCCGATTTTATCGAGTCCAACTAAAATCGACCCAAGGAGCATGCTCTCGGAAGACATCAGTCACCGCCTTTCAAAATGCATTATCTGGAATGACAAGAATCGGGATAACGCAAAGGGTAGACATGATTCCAGCAGTCCACGCAAACGTCTTCATGCCATCTCCGTCCAAAAGGTCGGGGACGAGCAACCATGAGACTGTTTCAAGGTTCGCCCTTACGACGAAGGCCAAAGCCATCGGAAGAAGCAACACCAAAACGGCAAGCGGAACTCGAAGACTCCAACGTGAATACTTAACCATCACAAGCCACCTTTCTTCATACCAACACCCCCAAAACCACCCCCACAATCAGGGCCGCGAGGATGGCCAGAACCACAAAACAACCACAGCCACCACGGTCGAGGCGGCAAAGCAGCCGCCAACGCCAGCCGGTGCGCCAGGGTTCATTCATTTTTGGCCTCCTCCTTGGCTCGGGTGTTCCAAGCTTTAATGGCGTCCTCCTTCGTACTGAACCACCCAAAACGAGAATCAAGCCCGTCGCACACAGTACAGCGGACAGACCATTCTACGTCGGGATATGCTAGAGCAGAGGGAAATTCGACTAAGCAGGTGTTTGCCCCACATTCAGGACACCGCTTCAATTCACTCATCGGCTTCCTCCTTGCTGGCAAGGGTGCGGAGTTCGTCGGCAATTGTAGAATTTACCTCTTCCGCTGGTCCCATCCATTCTATTGATTCATTCTCCACCCAATCAGCGATTACGTTGGCTGCTTCGCGGGCAGCGTCGATTTTACAGGTGCAATTAATCTCGCCGGGGCAACAGCACACAAAATCAAACGACTGTGCCACCCTCTCAAGTAAGTCACTCATTCCCCACCCCCTTCTTTACTCGAAGACTCATCGCTGTTCGCTAAAGCACGTAGGTGGCCTGCGATATGTGTTACACTCTCTTTGTGGGCTTTCGTGTAAGCCTCGCACGTATGGAAGCTTTCAACGAAATCAGCAACCGCCATGATTGCGGCTCGCTCCCCGCCTTCTTTAATCGCCTTCGCCACCTTCTCGATTAAATCGCTCATGACTTCTCCTTTTCGTTCAGAGTGCGGAGTGCGTCGTGTAATTTACTTGTTCCGGGCATCCCGATCCATCCCGTTGCTGGAAGCTTTGACTGAAGTTTGTTCAAAACCCCAGCCACAAACTCGGCGAGGGGCTTTGCGAAATAGTCCGCCCCACAATACTGCACAATTCTTTCGCCTATATCCACCCGGACACCCCGCCTTGAGAAGCCACGCGCCACCCACTCCCTCGGCTTCTTCTGCTTGGCTTCAATGTCGGATAGTTCCATTTCTAGTGCCGCAAGAACCCTTTCGTGCGACTCGTTGATTCTCTTGTTCGCCTCAATGTGCCCCTTGTATCCACTGATCTCCCGCTCAATCTCTTCTCTGGTTCTACTCATTTAGGTTGCCCCGCATTCGGAAAAATAACTCTCACTATCTCTTTCCCCAACTCGTGCCTAACCTTGCTCTCAGCGATCTGCGCTCCCACGTCCTGTACAACAGGCTCGACACAAGCCACCCCTTTGAGCATGGCGATTGCTTGCATCAGGCATTGTGCGTCGTCTGCCCTGATTTCCTTCTCAAGCGTCACAACGTAGCCACTGTGTCTGTCGGTCATTTCATCACCTCCCACATAATAACCGCCCAAATAATCGCACCGATCACCAGGATAAGCCAGAACATCCGGGCCGGATCTTTTTTGCGGAGTCTCTTGTGGATGCAGGTTTCGCAGATCCACTGGCCTTCGTCCTCCGGATAGAAATGCTTGGAGCAGTCGTCGCATTTAATGGTGGGCATTGGAAGCCCTCCTGAAAAACCACCCTGATCCGTCTGCGTACCTCACGCGCTGGTATCCCGCCGGCAGGCCGGGCTTCTCGTCAGCGCGCTGGCCGAGGTCATCACCGCGCCGGTCAGGGAAATGCTTCTTGCAGATCCAGGCGCCTTTATGCTTGAACGCCCTGATCCTTACCACTTCCTTGCGGCAGATCGAGCAGGTCACCAGTTCCAAGGGGTCGCGTCGTCTAGGCATCGGCCACCTCCTGAATCGCCTCCACCCATTCGCGCAGGTCTTCGGTTGCCGGTCTGCGGGCCAGCTCCAATACCCTGAACGCCTTCGCTTCCTCCAGTTTGACCAGGAAGCTCTCGACGTGCTTCTGTGCGATTTCAGGCTCAATGTCGGCAGGAAACAGGGTGTCCAGCGTCCGCTTGCCAGCGCCCAGGAATACCTTGGGTGTCGCCTCGATCCTGAACAGGTGCCGCTTGTGGTCCGTGGTCAACTGGACTCTACGGAAATGCCGTTGCAGGCCGGCGGAGATAATCAGGCCGGTGATGAATTGTTCGGTTAGCATTAAAAGTCTCCTTTTTTCTTCACAGCAAAGACCTCAAGAAATCAATTTCGGCTTGGCAGGCGGATTGCCAGTCGGATTGATTGTCGTTAAACCATGCAGATTGACAGCTCGCCCAAGGTGATCCTCCGCAGCCTCGTAATCCAGTTTTGAGCCTTACGGGGCACCCTTGACACTCATCTTGAGTAAACAGGGCGCACAGCTCGCAAGAATCACAGGAGATTTCCGAGTACATGAGATCATATGTGTTCCGCTCCTTGTTCTCCTCCCAATGCTTAATACTCTCCCTGATCGCCTTGCGGGTCTTAGCGTCCCATTTTGGTTTGCGTTTAATTCCCATTGGTGGCTCCTTCCTGGCCTCGGGCTTTTGCCACGGCTTTCCGGGCCTGGTCAACCTCGTGATAGTTGGTCAGGCCATGCTGATCCAGGAGCTCGAGGAGTTCTTCACAGGCTTCCAGTAGGTCGGGGGAGGCACAGATTAGATGGGCATTGGCTCTTGCTTCCGTCCTTGCAAGGAATCCTGTCCCGTTGCGGTGTCGCGGTGCTTCAATAGAAGCTGTCGCAACTTTCGTTCCCTCTCGCTTCCTGTAAATCGTTTGTCCATCGCGGTGGGTTATCCACGGCCCCGGCGTGTGCTTTGCTTCAGGCATTGGATTCTCCTTTGGCTTTTGCGATAATCTCGCGTGCCCTCTCAACGTGCTCCGTCAGCACGTCGGCACAGTTACCCCTGATGTTGCCGTTCTGGATCTCGCCGGCAACGACAGTGAGGGCGAAGTGTTCGTAAGCCTCCAGTAGTTTAGGGGCGGCAAGGATCAGCATAGCCACCGGATGATCCGGGGTCAGGTCTTCGAGAAGTCCGCTTTCCCCGCAAGTCTTCAATCCCCCAAGCGGAGTTGTTGTCAGGATAGCTGGACGCTTCCCTTTGTTTTGGAGAATCGCTTGGTTGCCAAAAAGAAACCATTCTGGCCTCGTCAGGTCGTGCGTGTGTTTGGTACTCATTCATTCCTCCCAGGCTTTCCCGAACGCGGGCACGTCGGCGCCGCATTCGGATGCCCTGAATTTGTTTTGCCAACCTAACAGTGATAATCTATCACAACACATTCATGTCCGATCCACTTGCCAAGTTCTTCCTTGTAAAATTTGTTCCAGTCCTCATGCTGATCTACCCATTCGTCGCCGGTCCATTTCTCTTCCAAGTGCAACCCCTCTGGGGTAAGCAGAGCGTATGGCGTCCAGTCCATCTTGGCAGCATCTTCGACGCTTCCCCGGTTGCCGCGGTCTTTCCAGTCGGTAGGCCATTTGACGCTGACACCTCGACCTTGACAGCCGTTGCATTTGTATTCCGGGTTTTCCCGCCTCGCCTGTCTTCCGAGCGTGTCGTTTCTCTGGCCTGTCCCTCCGCAAATTGTACAAGATTCGATATTGTCGATGTCCTTCTGGGGGTCGTATTCAGGGTTAAATTGCCCTGACCACCTTCCGCCGATCTGGAACCAGTCCTATATGCCGTTGGGGTTGCTCCAGTGGCCATACTTTCCCGTTTCCGAATCCCGTTCGTCGTGTCCGTTCCATTCGCGCATGTAATCCTCAAATGTAACAAAAAGGGCACAGTAGGGAACTTGTTCGATTTTCAGGTGTTCGGGAACTTTATGGGTTGACCCATCCGAGCACCAGCCGATCGCACCAGGAACCTTGAACTCATCATCCCAGGGGGTAAGATAGCGCCCGTCCGGCATCTTCACCATTTCACTACCTTCGTTCTCGTATTTCTGCCTTTCCTCTTTTTCCTCATCGCAGAATTCCAAGAACTTCTTCGGCAAGTCGCCGTCATGCTCCTTGTACGGCAAAAGGATCTCATGGATTTCTTCTTTAGTCGCGCTAATCCCTTTAGGTAAAACGAGCACCATTGCATAGTGCATTGCTTCCTCCTGGTCAAAATATACCCCCGCGGCCAGCCGGCAGACAATCCGGCCGACCGCGAGGGCCGAGAGCAGTGTCAATCGAAAATATAATCAACGGCACTCGCGTCGGCGTATTCGTGCAAGGCTTCGCCGTAGCAGTCCGGGCACAAAAACATTCCGGCATCGTCCAGGTAGCACAGATCCGGTGTGCGATAATAGCAGATTTCGCAGGCGGGGGGTCTGTCGTCGGTGGGGGTATTCATGCTTCCTCCAATAATGACTTGAGCGCGTCAATCATTTCCTGCGCGACAGTTTGCCATTCCTGCCAGGATTCGTCATTTGTGAACCTTAAATCGTGAAAATCTGCGGCGGCAGCCCAAGGATTGCGGGGATCATTTCCACACTTGCCGTATCGTTGGGCCAGCGGGCAGTCTGGGCACGGCCTCATAGGCGTCCAGTATAGGCTACAGAGTGGACAGTTATCTCCGTTTGGTTGCTCTGGGCAGTCTTGGTCTTCCCTCATCCTCTCCCAGTGTTCGATACTGGCCGTGATTGCTTGTTGTTTGGTCATGATCAATACCCTCCCCTGCGGTACTGCTCGCAAAGCGTTGTCAGTTTGTCGGCCATTGTCCTGCTCTCTTCCTGCCCCTTCTGTTTCTTGGGGCTGCTGGGCACTGGTGGGCGCTGGAAGTCAGCGCCCGCCCCCGCCCAGCCGGACGGGGGGAGAGGAGAGGGTTAAATAATGTCGTATTCCTCGATTGCGTCGTCGATCTGTCCGCCTTCGTAGCCTGCCACCTTCAGTGCTCTGAGGTAGTCAATCCATACCTCCTGAAGCCAGGGTCCGCCATCGTGGTTAAGCCAGTGTTTCAGGCCGCCCATCCATGCTCCAATGAGTTCATTGTGTTCAAGCCAACCCATCACGGGGCTCTCGTCGTCTTTGGCTTCCTGCGTGGCGTGGGCGAGGAGGCCGGCGATTTGCCGCACGATGGTATTGGACCTCCTGCGCTCTCTCATGATGTACTCGGCGTGTGTCGTGCTCGTCATAGCTTCTGCTCTCTTCCTCCCGCTGTGCGGGGGTTGGTTAAAGACTCCACAACACAAGCCGGCAGCCTACCGGCCGTGCGTGGTGGGGTCTCTAGTCGTCGATTGTTACGCTGTTCTTCTCGGTGCTGACGCTCATCAGGTTATCCCGGCAGCAGCCGCCACGAAAGCCGATATGCCTGATCTCGTCCCAAGCTCCTTGGCTATGGGTGAAAGTCTGCTTGCACTTGGCGCAGTAGTGCCAGACGTGGTAAATTTTCTCCGGGTCGGGGTTCTGAATCTTCACCTCTGCACCTCCGTCCTGCGCGACAGTGCGAACATATCGCGCTGGTGGTGGCCTTCGATGTTGTGAGCCTGCCGGCATCCGTCACAAGCTCCGGTGATCCCCGAAGGGTCGTCAAAGCTGCGCCCGCAGTAGTCACAGATGGCGGTGGCCTGGTCGATCGCTTCGTGCGCAAGTCGGCGCGCCAGCGCGACATCCGCGGGAAGGGCCGCGTGAATTGCTCGTAGCGTTTCGAGGTGGTTCATGCTCTGCTCTCTTTCTCCCCGGTGGGGGGGGTTAGTCGACAAACTTCTCCCTTGCTTCCTGCTCGGCGTTTTCGCCGTGGTAGTAGTAGCCTCCGGCGTAGCCGTTGGACTCGGCATTGTAGGTCCAGACGACCCATTTCCCCGACTCTCCATCATGGCCCAAGACGCGCGAAAGGTGGAAGTCTTCGGGGTGGGTGCTGATGGCGCGCTGTGCGACGATCTCGAATCCTGCGTTCGTCTGTCCAATTACGTTCTGCATGCTCTGCTCCCTGAATGGTAAAAGGAGTATATCATAATCCCTCCAAGGTGTGCTAAAAAATCGTATCACGGAATGAAAATAGTCAAAATCGCCTGTGGGGGTTCTAGGTGCACTTAAACGGCGTTTCCCGGTGTTGCGTGTTACTGGTGCAATACGTTCGTGGTGCGGTAGTATCACAGTGGGCTGGAATTTACTGGTATAGTTTTATATCACGGTCGGGGCTAAATCGTGTGGGTGCGTCATTTTTGCGTCATAGTATGACGATGTTCCCGACATGGTTTACTTCTTGTTCTGTGGCGTGTTGTGTCTGTTTGCAGGTTTATAGTTTGTTAAACGCTCGAAGGCGGAATTTGTAAGTGTCCTATTTGCGGTTAATTGTAGCGTTTTTATATTATGTGATAAGGGTTATAACTTGCTGAGATGATGATGGTATGTTGGGTGTAGCAGGGAGGGGTGGTATAGGGGTATAGCAGGGAGGGGGTGGTAGTACAGGGGAAGTCTGGAATGTGTTTTCCTATCGTATAACATTTTTATTTCGTTCATGGGTGGGGACTTACAGAAAAATAGATTAATAACTTGAACGTGGTAATAAGCAAATGAGCCTTGACAGTTGGGGGGTTACAGTGATAACATTTGTAACAATGGAATACAACATTTAGGGGGGTGATTCATGGGAACGGTCCGCCTAAAGACTTCAATGCTTCGTGCGATGGGTGTTGGGGAGTGGTACGCTATCCCTGTTGAGCGTCTCAATTCGATTCGTACTATTTGCTGGAGACTGGAGAGGGAGACGGGGAAGAGGTACAGGATAGATCAGGATTCCCAGTTTGGGCGGGATCGCGTCGTCTGTGTGTCTGACGACGGGGGACCACGCCCGAAGAGGTTCAAGGCTTCCCGTGCTGATTTGGATTTAGCGTTGAGCTGTGCCCGACGGGACTTGCTATCAGGTAGGATCAAGTCCGCTTTGATCGTGCTATCCGGTCCGGACGGTCCGGACGCGACCGAATAGGGAGCGTCCATGCATTCTTGATAAATAGTTCCGGCTCCTTGTCTCTTCTCTGGCTCTGAACTCTGAATAGTCCCTCCTCTCTCTGTATTCTCTGTCTGTATGACGCTCTCTGTATTCCCTGGGGGTACCCTCTACCTCACATTGACCTCGGGGGTCGAGGCCCGGAGGGCTAAGAAGGTAACGCATAAAACTCGAACGGTTTTTTTGAAAAAAGCCTTGCTAAATGATATATAGCATGTTACATTTCGCGTGGAGGTGATTCATGGATCACATAGTCCTGAATATTCCCCGGGAGACCTTCGACCAGTTGTGGGCGACGATGCCGACTGAGGATCGTTTTGCTTGGGGAGGCGATCATCCGTACGGGAGTCCTGGCCCGGTGCCGGTGAGTTTGGTGCTGAAAACCGTTGGAGGGAAAGACGTGGTTGTGAGGCCGATAATAGATGAGTGATCCCGTGACCCCATCCATGCTTCGAGCGATGAATCCAGGAGATATTCTGTGGGACCAGGCTCGTCGTGCCGCGACGCTGAGGACGGCGTGTTGGCGATTGGGGAAGGATGACTTCGTGGTGAAGGTGGTTGGAGAGAAGGTGTGCGTTGTGAGGAAGCCATGTGAGGTGTGTGCGTTGTGCGGGCTGCCGCGGTTGGAGGTGCAGAGGTGAATAGACGAGCGTTCTGGGATTGCCTGGTTGGTGCGGTTGTGGCGCCGGTGGTGTTGCCGTGGCCGGAGCCCGAGAGCCTGCCGCCGCTGTTGGTTCGTGATGCCCGGGATGGGTTCGAGGAGTGCCGGGTGTGGGGGTCGTCGAGTAAGTATTACGGTCCCGTGTTTCACCGGGATGCGTATGATCGGGCGATAGAGATATCGAGGATGCCATGACCCACTCCGGCGAGGCGAGATGAATAACCCGGTCATACTGGTTCTGCTGGTTGCCATCCAGTCGTTCTGCCTCGGCGTGATGGTTGGAGCGGCTATCCTGTATTCGCTGTATGAAAGGATGAAGAAATGACGCATTCCGGGGAACCGAATTGTGAGGCGGGCAGCGCACCGGAGACCTGCCAGAGTTGCCGGCACGCGCAGGGACGCCCGGAGGAATTGCTGTGTTACTGGGGTCCTCGGCATTGGAGCGTGACGCCCGGAGACTGGTGCGCCCAGTGGGAGCCGGAGGAGGACCCGACCTGCCGGACGTGCCGGTACTGGAAGCGCGACGATGCGTTTTCTGACGAGGATTTCGGTAGCTGCTGGAGGTATCCAAAGGCAACGCTCGGGATGGCGTATAACAGTTGCGGGGAATGGAGGAGGAAATGAAATTCGAGGACGTTCCGGTTGGTGGGGAGTTTGGGTTTGATGGCGAGGAATATGATAAGGCTTCTTCCTTTGGGGCATATCCGAACAGGGAGGAGATACCGTTTGAACCTGACACCGAAGTCTCCTACACCCCTGCCGAGCCCGAGAAACCTAAAGGCTACGGGGAGGCATACGAAATGTACAGGCTCCCTCCTAAACCCGAGAAGGGTTGCGGGAGTTGTCGGTACTGGTCCCCCGATGGGTGTGAAAAGCCAAGAGATGCGGAGAGGGAATTTTGTTCTTCTGTAACTGGGTTTAGCCACTGGCAACCCCGCTCACCCCTTCAGGAAGTGGTGCAGAATCCTACGAGTTATTCGGAGGAGAAGAGTTGCGGGAATTGTCTTCATAGAAAATGCAGTTATGTTGGTGGATCTGAGCAGTGCGTAAAAAATGGCTATGCCGGTTGGCAGATCATGGAGCGCGTGACAATTTCAGGGGGCGGGACGAGTGGGGATAAGCCGAGTTTGTGGACAAAGGTGTGGCGGATGAGCAAGAATCTGTTTGATACGATGGAGGATGCGAGGCCGGCGGGTGGGTTTAAGGAGTGCGAGCCTGATGGCATCAGTAGCATGAAGGTAGCCCGCTTGGAGGGCATGCTCGAAGGATTCAAACGGGAGAACGCGTGCTTGCGCGAAACGATAGGGTATCTGAAGGAGGTACTGAAACATGGTGGATATAGTGGGCAACAGCGGTTTGATGATTCCCGGGAAGGAACCGCAGAAGAAAAGCCTGTACGAGATCCAGAAGAGGGTGACGGAGATTGAAGGGCTCGTTCGCAGGCATCATCTGGCGATAGAGAATATTCTGAAGGTGTGCGATGAGTTTCAAGGGATGATAGAGAGAGCGAGGGAAGAAGAGGATGCCTGACCTGGTTCCCAGCGACCGGCAACGGAATAAAATGCTTCAGGACCGGCTGGAGATGAGAGCCGATCTGTCCGAATATCTGGATGCGGAAGCGTTCGAGGCGTGTTGCTGGAATGTGGCGAGCGGGAATACGTTGCGGGAGTGGTGCGAGAAGGTGGGACTGCCGATTGCGGGAGTGATGCGGTTTATCGAGGAGGATGCGTCGAGGAAAGCGGCGTATGAACTGGCGAAATCGCGTTGCCGGACGGTGATGATTCAGGACTTGTTGATCCAGTTGTGGCAGGCGGCGCGGATGGACAAGGCGGATATTTTCAACGACGACGGGACGATGAAGCCGCTGGCGGAATTGGACAAGACGCTTCGCAGTTGCATCGAGGGGATCGAGTTTGACAAAGAGGGCGGGATAAAGAAGATCACGTTCATGAGGAAGACGGCGGTGGTGGAGCAGTTGAGTAAGAATCTGGGGACCGCAACGGAGTATAAATTCGTCCAGCATGATGTGGGGGAAGGTTTTGGCAAGATTTTGGATGAGCTGGCGGCGGACAAGATAAGGAAGGGCGAGTTGCCGGAGA